TTAGAAATATACCTTCACGCCGGATATTCTTGGTTCGATACCCGCATTTCTACCCTCATTTTGCACCACTGCTCTTTTGGTCATTTCTGCACGGAGCGAAGCGCGGAAAGCAGGGTGGGCATAGATGGTCTTTCCGATGGAGATGATCGCCGGAGCCATCCGGAACTCGCCACCGTGCCGCTTGATCAGCTTTTTCAGGATGCGCCGCGATCGATGGCGGCTGACAGGAAACAGCCGCTCGTCGGTTGGCTTGAGGGCGTGCATCGAAAACACGATTTCGCGCGGCGGCGGTGCCATTTCCCTCACCCGGTTGATTTGATCGATGATCATTTGCCTGGTGAGGGTGCTCATGATGAGACCTTCCCAACCTTGATCCAAAGTGTCTTCCCGTCGGCTGCAATCCTGACGTCGGTGATGACCTGATCCCAGCGTCCGCCGCGGTGCAATTCCCAAAGCCTACCCCCACTTTCAGAGACCCGCCCCCGTCGCTTTGCTCGCCGACAAGCGTAAGCGCTGCGACAGCAATGATGGAGCTGTCCTGAGCCAAGTAGTGGCACTCGTCGGCAGTGATACGAACGCCGACGCCTCGCTCGGCAGCCTTCATGATCCTGACGTAAGGGTTTTCCGTCATGCTGCACCTTCGAACAGTAGCGGCATCTGGACGGCGTCAAGGCGATCCCTGCCGGCAGGGTTAATCCAAAGAACTTCGGTGCGCTCGCGGGCGCCGTCGGCGAGGGCAGTGCGGGTCACGCGCTTCCAATCACCCAGGGCATCGTCGTAGAGATCGGACGGATATCCGGAGAGAACAACCATGCCCTCGACGGCGCGCAACTGTTCGATCAGCCGGATGTGGTCGTGATCCGTCATCTCGAACTCATAAGTGTGGCGCGGAAGCTTGCCGGCGCCGCTTAGATCCCGACTGCTGTGCACATATGGCGGATCGACATAGAACAGGGTTTCAGGGCCATCGAACTTGCCGACGATGTATTCCGCCGGACGGCTCTCGATCACGATGCCACGCATGCGCGCTATCAGTGCCGGCAGGCAGTCGGGATAGTTGGCCCAATCCTTCGCCGGCGGTCCGCCGCTGCGATTGCTGTCGTTGCGGAAGCCGGTCGTGCGGTTCTTAACGGCATCGCCGCCAAAGCCCATGAACGACCTCGCCACTAGGCGGCGCGCACGCTCTACCGGATCCTCGCATTGCTCGTATGCATGGGAGAACTCTTCACGGGCAAACGGGGTGAGGCGCAGAGCTTCGACCAACTCGGCCGCGCGATCGGATCGCAGGACCTGGAAGAGGTTCACGGCGTCACTGTCGAGATCGTTGTAGACCTCCGCATAGGACCTCGGTTTGCGCAACAGGACGCTGGCAGCGCCACCAAATGGTTCGACGTAGGTCCGGTGGTCGGGAAAGTGGCTGATGATCCATGGTGCGAGCAGCCACTTGCCACCGTGCCAGCGCATTGCAGGGCGGGTCGGCGTCATTCGGTCGAACCCTCCGTGGGTGCTGGCGATGGGCTGGGGTCGAAGTCATCGTAACTGGGATCAATCCAGCCGTCTCCCGCGCACTCCCAGCACGGTTCGTCGTCTTGACCGCAGATGCAGTCACCCGGCCAGCACTCGCACCTGTGATAGCCTCGACCGTTGCAGTCGGCGCATTTCGTGAGCTTGTCGGTCATTCCTCGCTCCTGTTCGGTTCGCCAGACTGATGAAGATCGGCGCTGTCGATGTCACCTTCGGTCGCAAGCCTAACGCGCTGCACACGGCCGACGTCGAAATCGCTTTTGGAGCAAAGGCGAGCCTCTCCATTCATGAACATCTCGCGAGCTTCAGCGGCATTCGCTGCGCCCTCGACCAACCACTCCTCGGTGACGATGGACTTCCACGTGACGACATGGGCTTTAGCCATTGTCCGTCCCCTCCGAGGCGGCGCGCTCGATGTAGAAACCGAACATTGGGACCGGGAAGATGTAGAGGCGGCGTTTTGCCCTGTCGTAAAACGCGCCGATCCAAAGGTCATACCATGCGAAAATCGGTGTGACTTTCATGCTGCAGTCCTCCAAACGATAGGCATCTGATCGCGCGGGATGCGGTGCTTTCCTCTCGCCAAGGGGTGCTTCGGAGCGCCGCTCTGTGTCGTGCCAAGGCAGATCAATTCGACGCCGGCGCAGGTGACGCGTTCGGCGAAGAATATCGCTTTCTCATGGCCGCCGTTCCCCCAAGCCGCGAGCAGCTTGCCGCCGTTTTCCTTGGCGTATTTGATCGCCGCGAACGTGTACTTTTCGTTCAACGGTCCGATAGCAGCCGCACCCTTAGAGAACATCTCGGCGGGGCTGGATGACCTGAAGCCGTAGAGGTTGACGATCAGTAGCCCGCCGTAACCCCAGAGCTTGCCGAAATGGATCAGCGTAAGAACCGTTGGGTCATTGATCGAACTGTCGGCGGTGCTGGGATTGAGCATGCACACGACCAGCATGGGCTTGCCGGTGTCCCAGATCCGGCGCAGCTCGTAGCGATAGAAGGTGCAGTCTGAAATAACCGCCTCTTTCAGCATGAACGACGCTTCGAGAACGGTGTTCTGGAAAAGGTCAACGTTCATCGGTCCTGGCCCTCCGTGGTGGCGAGGGCGTCTCGGATCTCACGGATGCGGTCGGATGCCTTCTGGCGCCATAGGATGCCATGCTCCAGCGCCAGACCGATCAGCCAATGCATGACCTCCGCCTGCTCTTCCTCGGCCTTCCGCTTGATGTCCTGGCCGCCATCGCGAAGAGTTTGAGCCATCGGTCCCGTGGTCCACATCATCATCGATAGGATGAAGCGTAGATCGTCCGTCAGTTCCTGCGGATACACCCGCACATGTTGCGCGGGCGGCGGTGCGCTTGGATGATTGAGCACGGCATTCACGCCCGCCAGCATGTGGGCCACAGCATCATCCTGGACCTCGCCGACCGCAAAGCGCAGGCTCTCGCGAATGTTCGCCTCTAGGCGCCTCTGAAACTCGCTCATGCTTCACCTCTGATGGTCCGGGCAACGTGGCTGGCTTTTTTCTGATTATGCAGGCCGCGCTGCAGACGTTGGTTGTTTGCGCACCACGCGCACATCTGGGAATTATCTTCGCCATTTCTCCCGGACGCCGCTGCCTTGATGGCTTTCGCCTTCCGGATCTCGTGGGCGCCACATACGCACCGGACCACCCAGCGCTGGCCTTTGGCTTTTGACGGAATTTCGGCCGCGATGCCGAGCACGGACAGGCGGCCAAACTTCATGCCGGTCAGGTTCTTGAAGCTGGGCTTGATCAGCTCTTCCCGGTTCGGCGTCCGATGCGGTATCGGGGCTGATGAATGCAGGGTGCAGTGAGAAGCGGCCCACTCGAAATGCTCCCCCTTGGAGGCGGTCAACGCAGCCGTCTTGTTGGCGGGCATCAGGGGCGCAATCGCGCTCATATCAACGCGCGAATATCCTCCGTTGGTGCTCATCCTTGCGACACCTCCGTGGCGGCGAGGGCGGGTGAATGATCAAGAGCGCTGCAGAACTCGGGATACAGTCCGAGGCGAACCATCATCCCCCGAATAGCAGAATGCCTGCCCAGCCTTTGATCCTCACCTTCGGCGACGTGAACCAGATGGTATTCCTCGACTGCCGCACATATCACGTGTTCCTTGGGTGCAGGCGGGTGCGCATACAGCGGCTTCCACTGACCAGGCATATGGTCACGAAACATCTTGCCCAACTCGGATGACGCGTGATGTGGGCCTTCATAACCGCCGTCTTCGCCGACTGGCCGATACCAGAACAGTGGCGCCATATTTGGTGCGGGCGAAGGGGTGCGTCCGGCCCACTGGTCCAAGCGGTCAAGGCGCTCGCGCATGTCATTGGTGAAGCGAGCAACCGTGTCGGTATTCGCGTCCTTGGACAGATCATCAAAGGTTGTCAGCGTATCACCAGTCCATGCCGCTGCATTCTTGGCGATATAGGCGCACTGCATAGCGAACTGCGCCTCTGTCAGCCTGCGTCCGGTCATTGGTTCCGACCCTCCGTGGTGGCGCAGCCGCAAAGCTCAACCTTTCCGGAGCACGAGTGCTCATCTCCGTTAAGAGCGCAAAGGTCATCGCAGCAGTCGTCGGCGTGACAGAACACCTCTCCAGTGCCGTGGCACTCAGAGCACTCCACCAGCAAATGTGTTGAGGGTGGTGCAGTGGTCTCGGCAACCATCTTGATCATCGCCTGAATGATGTGCCGGAGGGCAATGGACTGCCGGCCATGGTTGCTGCCGATCTCCTTTGTCGGAAGGTCGAACAAGCCAAAGAGCTTGAGGCGTTGCTCGTCGTTCAGGTCGCGGAAAAACCACAGCTTCAGTTGTTCGTCCCCCTTGGCCGCAGGCTCCGCTGCCGGCGGTGTGCCCTCGTCGGGCTCCAGCGCGCTTGAGGGGAAGACGTGGACGAATTCGCCGTAGCCATCGGCCACCTTCATGGCCACGTTCCAGAGTTTGTAACCGTCGTCGTCCAGCGCCATCGTATCGCCGACGATTCGGCCGGGGCCGCCGTATCGGCCTCCAACCTTGCGGACCCGCTGTCCAATGGTGAATTGCTGCCGGTTTGTCATTGAGCTGATCCCTGCGCTTTGCGGAGAACGGCCGGGGATAGGATGTCGCCACCGATCGAACGGTAAGTGAGCGAGCCGTTTTCGGGGCGGAACGTGCCGTCAATGAACAGCTCGGCCCCCTCGGCGAGGAATCGGTCGACGTGCTCGGGATGAATGGCGAGGACAGAGACGATATGTCCGGCGGCTTCCAAGGCCGGTTCTCCGGCCTGCCAGCCGACGGCCGAGGCGACGTCGGCAATGCGCTTGATGACCGAATAGGGTGTGGGAGCGTGCAACAGGAGTTCTTTGGCTGCCTGATCCCACTCTTTTCGCGCCGTTTGCACAGTCAACCGCGTCCGCTCATCGAGCCGAGCGTCGAACGAGAGATTGAAACAGATGTTGGCCATGGCGGCGCCGGTACGAAGCAGCTCCTGTTGCTCCGTCGTGGCGGGCGCTATCTCATGTTGTTGCTCTGTCACTTCGAAATCCTCATGGATCGTAGTTTTCGTGAATGGCCGCTGCCCGTGCGTCCGGAGCGGGATTTATGTGTGGGTTTGGCGGACGGCCCGTGGCGCACCGCCTGCTTCTGCTGCCGGCGCTTACGCCGTGTGTGATGTTTGGACATTGGAAACGTCCGGCTGCGGCGTGTCGGCGAGCATGCAATCGATAAGGAACCGGAGGCGGGTCAGTTCGTCCCTGTCAAACAGAACCGTATTGAAGTCGCCACGCGCGCTGTTGCAGACCCGAAACGTCGCGCCGAACCGATCATCTGTGAAAAGGGACAGACCACCAATCGTGTGCTTGATGCTCATTGCGATGCCGCCCCCTTGTTCTTCTTCAGGGCATTTCGGCTCGTGACCATCGAGTAGCCATCGGCAAACCGAACCAGGCACGAGTTCATTACCGGCCCGCGGATGACCACCTCACAGGGCTGGCCCTTCCGCCCCTGGCGATCCCAGCGGAAGATGTAGGGGAGCCGCGAAGGATTCGGATCGATGTTCACGATCAAGTCCTTTCGCATGGTGCTGGCATGGTGTCCGCGTTCACGCTCAAGTCCTTTCGCGTCCGGATCTGTTCCAGCATGGTTCCGTTAAACGGAACCAAAGTCAAGGGCGAAGAATGTCATGAGGGGTCCGCGGGCTTGCCCCTCGTTGGCCATAAAGCTCCCGCCAGGCCAGCGAGTACAGCGCTCTGACATTGTCAGGGACGGGCAGGTTTCGGCGCCTGAAATAATAGTAGCGGTTCAACGCCCGCCGTAGCCCACAAGCTTTGGATTTTTCGTCGCAGTCTGGCAGGGAACAGCACAGGCATGGATGCGGTGGGGCGGTACGCATCAAATCCCCGCCGCCCGTTCGACAGCCTCGGCCTTACAGGTCTGCCATATCTGATCGTGGCGGGCCCACATAGCCACGGCACGGAGCCGGCGAGGAGATCCGGGCGGCATCTTCCAATACTCCGCGTATTCCGGCCGCTGCCGAAGAACTGTGCGGATGCGCCGTTTGTTGACCCGCAGCGCTGTCTTCGTCGATCTCGACACGAGCGCCCAATGCTTGGCGCAGATCCACCCCGAGAAGCGTTCCCGGTTGTGATGGGTGCGGCGGCAATAGGGGACGCAACACGAGATCCGTTCAGACATGCGGCTGCCGTCCTTCCCTCTGCTCCGTTAGCATGGCTCGCTGGAAGTTCCGGATGATCTTGCCTTTGATCTTGAAAACTCGCGTCACCCGGGCCGATGGGCAAGCGAATGCATAGTCCCGCCCGACCGCGTCGATGTCATCGACCAGGTCACCGATCGGCTCGACCTCATAGACCTTGCCCCGACCCGAAGGATGCGCGCAGGCAAACATCATGGCGGCTTCAAAGTTCGACGTGACGTAGACCGCATTTCTGTCGCAGACCGCTGCCGCGCCAAAGCTGGCGGTGCTTGGAGCCCCGGTCTTGTTCGGGGGCAAGACGAGCTGCCCGACGGATAGGCCGCCGTAACCGCCGTGGTAGAGAGGGGAAGTCGTCACCTCGGAACCTCGCATTCGAAATTCCACTCAAAGGACGGCAGATAGCCGCGCAGGATGATGGATTTCTCCGTGTAACGCTCCAGGTTGAAATCAGAAATCCGGTTCTGACGGCGCCTCACAAGCGCGTCGAGCACGAAGCCGCGGTCGTATGGACGCTCCGCCGCCTTGCAGAACGCACGCCCTATCTCCTCGCCGAAGTTCTGCGTCAGCTGATTGCAAATATCGTCTACGGCGCGCTGCCGGATCTCCGGCGGGAGTGCGCCGCTGGCCCCTTCTTTCAGAACGGCGTCGAGACGCTGGGAGACGCCGGAGAGAAGGCGTTGCAGGTAAAGGGTTCGAGCCTCGGATGAGGTCAAGGCGCGCTGCAAATCGACCTCACGCTGCGCCGCGACCCGGTGCCGTCCGTTCTTCATCTTGATCAGGGGTTTGCGTTGATGGCGGGTACGTCTCATACAGCGTCCTCCGGTGCGTTGATCGCGACCGCTGCCGCTTTGATGAGGTCGTCGATCTGCTGGATGCGCTCGGCAGCATTGGCAGAGAACACGTCGGTCACGACGAGCTTGCCGCCGATCTGATGCGACGTGAAAATCTCGTCGCGCTCTTCCGACAACAGATCACAGGCCTCACGTAGAAGCGCCTTCAGGTGACGCGAGGAATTGCAGCATGCCGCCATCTCGAACGGGGCGCCGAAGTCTTCTGGCTCCGAGAACTCGGCGCAGATCTCGGCCCATCGAAGCTTGAGAGAGGAGAACATACGGCTGAGCATCCTGCTCCAAACGGCAGCTTTCATACCTCTCTCCCAAGATCCCAGCCCATGATCATGGTCTGCTGCGTGAAGCCTGCCGCGTTGCGGTGTCCGCCGCCGCCATTGGCCTTGGCGATCGTCGACACATCCTCCCGCTTCGCTTCGGATCGAAGGGACCACTGCATGCGTCCGTCGGCGCGAATGAAGAACGTCGCGGCAAAGGGAGCCTCAGGGAACCGCTCCAGGAGGGTGTGCGCCGCGTCGCTCGAAAACTGATATGGCGCGTTGACCGTGGGGACAGGGATAGGGTGCCCGCCGACGGTCTGAAACCGCACCTCCTTGAGCAGCTTTTCGACCGTCATGCGGTTGGCGCGCAGGATAGCCTCGCCCTGCGCCACCAGGTGGTGCCCGCCCACTCGCCAATTGCGCCACTCGTCCCACACTGCAAAATCCATCGGATAGCTTTGCACGGCGGCACACACAGCGCGGGTCGTGTCGCGGAAATGAAATTTCCAGAGGTCGCGGTCGCCGATATACATCAGCAGCTCTGGCAGATGGTACTCTCCGCCTTCGCACACCAGATCCCAAGTCATGGAGCAACCAGAACGGTCCATGTCGAAGTAGGCGACGATCGGCACCAGCCCCGCCGCCTTTCGTTCGGCGAGGTGAACGGCGCAGTTTTCAATGTCGTGCTTGTTCTGCGCAAAGCGTGCGAGTTCGGCCTCGGAGGTCTTGTGGTGATCGAGCACCACGACGGACGCTGCCCGGTGACCGATTTCCAGCAACTGCAGTTCCGGCGCTGAAAAGTCGACGAAGAGGACATTCTTGCCGTCGATACCGTCGATCGGCAGGGGCTTGTCATACCAGCCAGGCCGAAAGTCGCAGTCAGGCCATTTCAGGTGCGCGGCCCAGGCCGCGCCGAAACCGTCGAGGCAGTCGCCGTGATAGATGCAGATGTCGGGTTTGTAGAGGTCGATCATTCGGCATTCCTCTTGGTTGCGACGGCAAAGGCTTCGAAGGCCTCGCGGTCACCATTGGTGCAGGTGTAGTAGGGGTTCACCGGCCCGTGCCCGTCTCGGGAGAAGCTGTAGGGCCACTCGAACTTGAGAGTTGCTGGCGCAATGATCTGGCCGGGAAACTGGAAGCTGATTGCGGCCTGTCCGATGCCGAGAGCGCCAGACTGTTCGATGACGTAGACATGAGGCCGGAAGCCATAGCTGCAGAACTCGACGGCCCCGAACCGCTCAGTCACGACCAACCGCAGGACGTCCAGGAACTCCTCGCCGAAGGCCTTCTTCCGACGCTCCACCTCATCGAAGCGGCCCTTGCACTCGGAACAGCAGAAAACGAGGCTGTCCATGGTTCCGATGGCACCGGACAACGGCAACGCATTGTCGTCGAACCAATCGTAGGTCAGCGTTTCGGCGCAGCCGTGGCATTCGAACCGCCAGCCGTGCTCAATCGCGGCCGCGACAGGCACGCTCTGCGTCTCGACATATTGATCCGCCCAGGGCGCGCGCCGGCAGCTGACACCCGTGATGTCGCCATCGGAATATTCGCAGGAACCGCGCTTTCTGGCCTCGATGTCGCGCCGGGCAAAGATGATGCCGCCCGTGTCTTCGCAGGTTTCAAGGACGGCATAGGCCTTAAGGGGCTTGGTTGCGGTCTTTGTCATCGCATCGTCCTCCTGTATTCTGCGACGACGGAAGGCACCTCAGACCAGGCCGGTACCGTCTCGATTTTGCAGACGTAGCGACGCTCGTAGAATGACCAGCCCCAGATGAAGGCGAAGCGATATTGACGCTCGAAGTAATCTGCGTTCTTCCGCCTGCCGATCAGGATCGTGAGGCACCGATGCCGCGTCCAAGGGCTTTCCAAGATGATGCGGATCATCGCAGGAGCTCCTTCGGGAACGCCTGAAACCGATGGCCATACAGCAGCGCACCGCTTCTCTTCTTGCCGGCGCGGTACATCGTGCGAGTGTCGAAACGAACGGTAGCGAAAGGGCTCGGATCGGCGTGTAGCTCGATCTGCGCAACACGCGACAGGATGAGATCATCAATGACGGAGCGCGGCGCCTCTCCATCCGGTAGCCAGTCGCCCCACTGCTTGAAGAAAAACGCGGTACCGGACCTGGCGCAGGCCGATTGAACGGACATGACCCATGCCGGATGAAGGGGCCGCGTCACCTGGCCACGCTTGCCGCTCTCCCCGCCGACAATGACCCAGTCGATGTCTTGAAGGTCGAGTTTGGTGATCGGCTCCAGCATGGGCTCCATGGAAATCCCGACCCACGGGATGCCGAGCTGCTTTTTCAGGTCCCGAAGCTTCGGGATGTCTCGGGTTGCTTCACGCTTGGTGCATATCGAGATGATCAGGCCGACATGGGCCGGCCACGAATTGAGCCATTCCGGCGGCACCATGTCGCGAACGTTGCCGATCCGCTTCGTCACTATCTGGATATGGACCGCAGATGCTGCAGCGGCCTGGCGCAGCGCATTGTGCCGGATTTCGTTCGGCACTTCGTTGTCGAAGACGTCGGACATGGAGTGCATGAAGATGCGGGGCCGACGCCCATGGACTTGGACGAACTTGCCGGCGTTGCGGTTGATGCGGCGCAGAAGAGCGGCCGCGCCCTTGATCATCCGCCGCGGCGCACCTGGTCCCCATTGTCCGCTGCCGCGAAACGCGTTCCACTGCTCGGCGTAGCAATTGTCGCAGCCGGGAGAGACCTTGGTACAGCCCCACCAGAAATTGATGGTGGCATCGGTCCACTCGATCGATGAGGTTTCAGCCATGAGGCACCTCCTCGGCACGGGCGATCGTGATACCTTTCTTGGTGCCGCATGTTGGGCAGCATGCGGCTCGCATGGCCTCTGCGGCTACAGAGATCGGCATGGGCAGCTGCGCCACGAGAAAGACGTGACTGCAGCTTGGGCACTTGCCGTGGATCTTGTTGGGACCGTGGGTCACGCCGCATCCTTTCTGTCGAAACGGACGCGGGTGCCGTCGGGGCACACCATCTCAAGCTCATGGGGGGCACGTCTGCATTCAGCCTCGGCCTCGGCCCTGGTGTAGCGTCCTGCGGATGCGGTGTCGGTGGTGTAGCCGGCGTATTGAGAGCGATAGTAGGCAGCGTTCTCGCGCGCCCAAATCATGTATGTCTGCTCGGTCCCGAAGATAATCGTCTTTAAGACGTGAGCGCGCTGGAAATCCATCCGCTGGACCGCGACCTGCAACTCCTTCTCAAGGCGATTGCGTCGTGCGCGTTCGTTCCTCTTCGTCCGGATGTCGGTCGGCAACGAAACAAAGAGCTCGCGACAGCCCTTGTTGAACAGCAGCCCTCCCGAGACGATCCACCACATATTGTTGATGTTGTAGAAGGCGGAACCACGCAGGACCCTGCCTCCGTGATCAGTGAACCATACCGTCTGGCCCTGCTCCAGAAGCCCTCCGTCAGCAGTTTTCCGATTGCTGTCGTACTTGCAGACAGGGCGACCAAATTGCTTGTCCTTGTGGGAGCTCTCCGCATACCGTTTTTCGATACGCTCCAACGCGGACAGGTGACGCTCTTTCGTCCGATTCACATCGATCGGGGCGATACCCTGTAGCCACGCGATGAGACGGCGAAATTCCAACTCCACCCTAGGCGCGTCCTGCGGCGACATGCGCTGCAGTTTGTCAAAATCGTAGTAGCGGCCATAGCTGTTGATCTGGGGCGCAGTCTCGGACCAAAACTCGATTTTTACCACGCGCCCGGTGATCTCTAGCGCAAAGCGAAGCGTACCTTTGGCACCTTCGCGCTGGTCAGGGCTCAAGGTGGGAAAACGCTTCCGCGTCTCGCGATCGGCGCGGACCGACCATCCTTGAGACCGCATACGGCGGATCATCTCGGCGTAGATCTCGGTTCGAAATGTGGGATCGTGTGGGTTGTCCTGCCAGATACCGAACGAGGCATCGTGAATATTGATCGACAGTGGGTTTCTCATACGGCCTCCAAGAGGTTCTTGCGCCAGTCGAAGAAGCCGAGCTGGCCGCGTACAGGGATGAATTCGCAGGGTTTGGGGTTCGCCAGAACGATGCCTACCGGCCCGAAAAACCACGGGCTGTCGGATTGGGTGACGACGTCGACGATCTCGACCGTTCCGATGATGCCGCCGCGCTGGAGGGTGTTGCTTGGCGGAAAGGCCTTCAACGCATCGAACCCGGGGCGTGTGGCCTGATAGGTCGAAAGCGCCTTCATCCACTCGTCAATGTGATTAAAGAGCGAGGCGTGGATGCAAACCTCTCCCCGGATCTTTGTCGACCAGGAACGGTTCTCGATCGGCTTTCCCAGATGCAAGATGCAGTGCGCCCACGGCTGGCGGACGGACAGAGCGAGATTGGGGAGAGTGTCCGATGTCATAACAGCAACCCCAAAGCTTCCTCGCGGGCAGCGTTCAGTTCCGCCATCGCGTCATGTGACCCGCCCGGCGCATCAGGGTGACGCGCCTTGGACAGACGGCGATACGCCGCCTCCACATCTTGTTTCGCGTAGGTTTTCATATTCTCGGTAAGCCCGAGCACGTCCCAGCACGAGCGCTTGGCCGGTGCCGGCAGAGCAACGAAGCCGGAGAAGGTGGCGCGCACCAGGGCCAGCGTCCCGTGCCGGATCTCGACACGTCTTGCCTCGATGATGTGGTGGATCGCCTGCAGATTGCCCTCGACCGAGGAATAGCGGTCAACCGGGATGCAGACCTGCATGCCCTGCCACTGAAACCAGATCGCCACGCCGGGATCAGCCGGAGAGGTGTCGCCCAGCGTCACATTTGACGAAATCACCAGATTGGCGATTGGCTCGCCGCTGTCACACCCGAACAGGTGCAGTGAGTTTCGGACGTTGACCAGGGCCGACGAAAGCTTGGTGCGAAACTGGCCCTTTTCGCGCTTGGTGGCGCGGGGCATGTGCGCAGGCCAGGAAAGGGGATAAGCCGTCGTCATTCGGCACCCCCCGGCGCTTCACTGGTCAGTATCTTGTCGGAGAGCTGCCCGCCGGAATTGCAGTGCGCGTCGCAGATCTCGCGCGCCTCCTCCTCCGTCATATGTTCTTCGGCGTTTTCGTCCCAGAACTGCCCCGGATCATCGATCATATCCTGATACGCCGGTGCACAATCGGCGCAGATGTCGACTTCACCGCCGCCATGGTATCGCTCGCCCGGCATGATGCCGCGAAGGCAGTTTTCGCAGGTCAGGAAGCGGCCGTCGTCGTGTTCGTTCTCCACGCGTTCATGTTTCGGTGGCATGCGTCGTCTCCTTCTCGATCCAGGAATAGATTTCCCGCTGCAGGGGCCGCTCGCTGTTCCGGCTTCCCATCAGCAACGAGATCGCGAGCGTCGCGGAAAGGAGCGAATGCAGGGCCTCGCCGTTGAGAACATGATTGTCGGGGGTGAGGACGCCGCCGGCCCTGATCCATCGCAGCGCGGAGCCGCAATCCAGCACGGCCGCCGCCGCCGCTTCGACGGCCTCAACAAGGCGGTCAGTCTCGACTTCGGTCAGCTCTGGCGGCATTGCGCAGGAAACACTCGCCTGTCCGCTGCCGGGAAAGGAAAAAACGTTCCCCTTCGTCATGCCGGCACCTCGGCGCCGATCGTGCCCGCGATCCGCACCGCGTCTTCAACGTTGATCACGGTGCCGCTATGAGGCCGGCTTTCGAACTCCGCCCGCCTGTCGTCGGGCTGCACGACGATTTGCGCGTGGTCGGGATAAATCGCGACCACAGTCCCGGCCTTGATGCCGCTGGTGCAGATTCTGTCGCCGATGCCGAACACAACCGTGATGCCGTGGGTCGTGACCCAGTCCTTCGAGAGCTGCTTGTGGACGTGCCACGTGCTGATGTCGTCAAGGATCGATACGAGGCGAGCGTCTGGCGCCCAGCCCCGTCGCTCCAGGTTGCGAGCAAGGCTGTAAGCATCAGGGGCGAATGCAGCCAAGATCTCCTGGCGCACCCGATCCATGCTGGCCCCTTCGTCGGCCAACCACTCGACCACGTCGCCGAGCACCGGCTCTATCGCGAGCGCGCGGCACTCCGGGCTGGTTTCAGTGGGTCGTGGGGGGATCCTATTATCCATAGTCACGCCTCCATAGTCACGACGCAGGTGTTGACGCCTGTGCCGCTGTCTTTGAAGGAATTCTCGGGTAGCGCTTTGATGCTCCCACGGTGCGTGCGAACAAACTCGCGGAACTCGGCCGTGGCTTTGTTCTCCCGGAACATGACGCCGGCAGACATAATAGCGACGAGACGCCCGCCGCTCCTTAGAAATTTAAAAGCGTGCCGGACATGCCGAATGTCATCTTGTCGCGCAAATGGCGGGTTCATCACGACGCGATCGAAACTCTGTTCCGGGTCGACGGACAGGAAGTCGCAGACGTGGACAACGAAATCAGTAAGGTCGGAAGCGCGCTTCGCATCCACCTCGTAGCAGGTCACCTTGCCGCCGACTCGCTCTGCTGCCGACGCTAAACGGCCGATCCCCGCACTCGGCTCAAGCACCGTCATTCCCGGCTCTATACCGGCCAGAGAGACGACGTCACACGCCAGATTGGCAGGCGTATCAAATTGGCCGAAATCCTGCTTTGTTAGCCGATATTCACCGGTGAGAATGATGGGTTCAATGAACTCGATCGCGTCGCCATCAAAGACGTGGGCCCGCTTGGAGCGGTTCCATTTGCCCCCGGCCGCTTCAATAACCTTGTTGGTTTCAACATACAGCTTGCGATCGAGGCTACCATTGAGCGTCAGGAGCGCGCCATCAATTGTAGCAGCGTCGAGCACCTGTAGAACGTCCTGGGATATTTTAGGCATCTGAATTCCTTTCATCTGTTCGGGAAACCGCCCGTCGAGAACGGGCGGTAACCGGAGCGGATCGTCAGGACCTGGGGGCGGTGCTGCGGCCGAGAGCGAATGCTGCAAGGACCAGCAGCACGAACAGGACGCCGAGCACGAAATCGACGACGACACCGAACAGGAACTGCAACACGAGGAGGGTGACAGCGACGACGGCCAGCACCAGGCGGATGGGGATCAAGCTGAACAGCGCGCTCATTTGCCGAAACTCGCCTTGATCGACGGCGCAGCGCGCGATGCCGCCGTTGCGAATGCTGCCTGCGCCGGACGGGAGACCTTCTCCGTGTTGAGATAGACGGTCGCCATCCAACTGACCGTTTTAACGTCGCTCCAATAGTCGAACGACGTCGGATAGGCCGAGCCGGGGATCTTCGCATACTCGTAGAGAGGCTTGCCTGAGATGTCCGCCGCGTCGTCGAAGTCCTTGTCGTTGGCGCCGACGAGCGCAATCGTATCGCCGAACGTCTGATCCGCTTCGCCAACCGTGCCATTGCCCAGCCCGGCAGGGACAATCATGCAGGTCGCCTGGCCGGTGGAGACTGCCGTCAGGGCAAGGATGCCGTCCTCGGGAGTGGTTGGCACGTCCTTGTAATCTTCATCCTCGCGGACGAAGTTCTGCCAGATCAACCATGCGCCGCTGCCGACTGGCCCGATCGCAACGGAATACTTGGTCGGATCGTTTTCCAGGTCGCCGATGTCGTCGACACCCGATTCCTTGTTGCAAAGCCCATGAAGGTATTCGCGATGCAGCGTGGTCACGGGCCGCAGGGTGGCAATGCTGCCGCGATTGGTTGCCGCCCGGTAAGCCGGGCCGTCGGGCTGCCCGATGAACGCGTCGCAGCTTTCGCCGTCCGTTTTCGGCAGATCAAGCGTGCGCCGCATGTTGTCGATCGTGCCCTCGGTCGTGACAACGTCGACCGTGACGCTCGCCCCAGCCATTTCGCGGATCTTCTTGCCCGCGGCGAAGTAGACGCCCGTCTCGCTTCCGGTGCAGAGCCTGATCGTGTCGGCGTGCGCGATGCCGATCCCTGCAAAAATCGCCGACAAGGCGAGCGCTAGAATTGCCATGGGTCTCATGGGCTGGTCCTTTTCAAGTTGGGGTGATGGTCAGTCGATGGGGTTCGTCACGCCGGCGACGATCTCGACGATGCCGAGCAGCTTCTTTCGCGCATGGCCGTCGCCGATTTTCGAGAACATGCGCATCATGCGGAGCATGTCGGGATAGGCCGCCAGCTCCGTGAGGCTGGGCTCACTTGCGCCGGCCGCTGCCGCGTCTCTGCTGACCGCCGGGGCGTCCTCAAAGAAGAAGCTCACCGGGACGCCCAGCGTGTCAGCAATGTGCTGCATGCGGCTACCGCCGACGCGGTTACTGCCCTTCTCGTATTTCTGAATTTGCTGAAAAGTGATGCCGAGGGCCTCACCCAGCTTCTCCTGGCTCATGCCGATCATGTTGCGGCGGAACCGAATGCGCGCGCCGATATGGACGTCGATCGGGTTCGGCTTCTTTTTGTTAGGGATGTCGAGCACGTCATTTCTCCTTGTGCGTGGTTAAGCCGCCTCGGGCAGGGCGCGAGATGCGGCAGGTTCGGATTGGCGGGGGTGGAAAATGGTCGCGCCGTTGTGACGCGCATCGAAACGGTACCAGGCATAGTGCTTGAAGCTCTTGTGCTTGGTGCCGGGAAACCAGCGGATCTGCCCTATCGGAACGACGTCGGAACAGAAGCGCATGAATGGCGCGGATTGAGCGCGATACTTGAAGTCAGCTTCCAGCAGGAGCCATGTCGGCGCGATCTTGGGGAAGAGGACCAGCATCGCCTTGAGCACCGACCAGGTGTAGGGCGGGTTCGTGATGATCGCATCGACAATCAACTGAGCAAGGATCGGGTCGACGAGCGCGTCTGTCCCGTGCTGGATGTCGTCACTGTGGATGCAAATGGGTCCGACAGGCTCCAGGTGCCCAACAAGCTGTCGTTGATTGCAGCATGGCTCAGCGAAAGTACGTATCTCGCGCAGAAACGGCCGCAGCGGCAACGTGGCTTCAATCGGCGTGATGTATTCGTCGTGTGCGCGTCTTTTGAACTTTTTGGAGGTCTTTGACATCAGGCGGCCGCCTGACCATAGACGCCCATCAGCATCTCAAAACGATTGCTGGCCAGCGCGTCGTCAATGATCTCGCGCTGCGCCGGGGTAAGCACACCGCCACGCTGCCACAACCGGATTACTGCAGCCGGCTCGTCCGAGGCAGCTGCCAACTCGGCATCAAAGTCGGCGATTGCCTCCTTCGCCCAGTTTTCGAGGCGCAGCTGTTCCGCAAGCTCGCCCCGCTGTGCGTAGAGGTTGGTCACATCTTCGCAGAAACCCGATGCAGTCGACCGACCGTCTTGCGTTTCCATTGGGCCACCACACGACGAGCAGCGATCGGGCAAGAAATGAAGCTGCTCAACCGAGCCGCAATAGACGCAGGTCCACTTGATCATGGCGCAGCCTCTCAGCGGTTCAAGGCGAAGTGGCACGTGTCGAAGCTGTGCAGCTCCATGCAGCGGTCCAAGGCCTTGTCGGAGGGCGCAAAAATGAGCACGAGCGCAAAGGCGCTCGCGATTGCGAGTGACATTTTCATGGGGTGGCTCCGGTTGATCGGTTGCCCGATGCTGGAGACCATAGTTGCGCTAAACGGAACCTAAGTCAAGCGACAAAGTTGCGTGAAACAGAACCGAATGCAATCAGACGCGATTTGGCTGTCTCGTCAAACGAAGAATGTCGGTTTCGGCAGGGAGAGGGCTGTCGAGGCGTGTTGGCCACGCATTGGGCGCCGCAAACGTCAGCGCTTGCGGGAGGCCTTTATGGCTTCCAATGCATCTGCCTTTCCTTCTGAGCCGATACTTTCGAAAAACAGCTTGAGCATAGCGACAGCCTTTTCGCGCTGCTCATCGGTCTTATCCCTGAACATCTGCGCAAGCCAGTCGTCATCGGGATGGCGGAACAGGCTGATGACATCATCGACCATCAGGTACTCTGCGAGCGGCAGAAGATACTTCTCAGTGGGTATCACACCTTCTGAGAACCACCGGAACACCACGCTCTTCGGAATATCGAGATCGCGGACGATGTCGGCCTGCTTTTTACCGCGCAGCTCTGCCCATTCCGGGATGAAGTGGCGGCGCTTGCCGTGGTCGTGGTCGGGCTTGTTCGTCATGACGAAACTTTTACCAGTTGCCCCGATTCTTCGCGCCGTCGTGAGAACGAACCTAGAGCCTTGACACTGGTTTCGTTTAACGCAACCATTGGCGCCATGAGCACCGATTTGAAAATCAGCCCTATCAAGGCGTATCGCCTCGCCAGGAACCTCCGCCAGGAGGATCTGGGCGCGATGTTCAACCCGCCTTTTGCCAAGAGCAGCATCCACCGCTGGGAGACCGAAGGCGTCCCGCTTGAGCGGGTGTTGGATATCGAGAAGGTCACCGGCATCCCCCGTGCCGAACTCGCTCCGCAGTTTTTCGCGGTCTCTGAACTCAAGAGGGCTGCGGGTCAATGACGGCATCAATCCTTTCCTTTCCAAAAGTCGGCGGCCGCTCCTCCCCCACGCTGACCGAGCAGCCGGCGCCCACACGCTCCTCCCGAGCCGCCGGCTGCAGTTCTTCCCCGTCTGAGGCGATCAAGGATCTGTTCCGCAACATCTCCGACCGCCTCAAAACATCCGCTCTCCTGCGGATCGGGAGGCAAGCCATGATCGTGCGACCCGTCCGCAACGCGCACCTGATTGCCTTGCCTACCCATTCCTCGCGTTCCCTGTCCCAAGGGATCAGCACCGTCCGCTACGGTCTCGCCGAGGAAGAGCCCCTGTACGAACAACAAAACACGGGGGCTTGGCGGGGGTCTGCACCTGCCGCACCGCAGACTTGCGGGAAGCGTCGCGCGAAGTTTGACCCAGTTGGCTTGGCCGACTGGCTCCGCAAGACCTTCCCGCAGTCGACGAGCCACCATATCGAGGCCAGAACCGGGATTGCTGCCGCCACGGTCGAGAACTGGCTCTTGCGGCGATCACAGCCATCCGTCGAGCACTTCTCCACGCTCATTGCGACGTTCGGCCCCGAACTGCTCGAATCGTGTCTTGAGCGTCCCCCGGGCTGGGTAGCGCGGGCCGCGACTGGCGAGCGCGCCCGCCTGCTCGATGAGGAAATCGCGCGCCTGCGCCGCGAGCGCGACGCCCTCGAAATCCGGAGCGCGTGATGGTTCAGAGCGTGTCCGATATCGCCTATCAGGCGGAACAGCGGAAGATCCGCGCCGCGCGTGAAAGCGCCCGCGCCGAGCCACTGACAGACGCCGAGATTGTCGAAGGCTTGCGCAAGCAGTCCGACGCCAAGTCGTGGTGGATCGAGACGCACGGGTCAACGGGCAGGTGGCCTCAGGCCGAAGTTGACCGCAAGCGCCACGAACTGCGCGTGCTGGTCCAGGCCGCGGATCGGATCAAGATAATTGGAGGGGCGCATGAGCCCGGCCCCAGTTAGTCGCCGCAAGCTCTCACACCGCTGCGTCACCTACCACGCTGTTGTCAGGTACTGCCAACATGTCCTGAGGGTGAAAATCGACCAGGTCTATGACGATGAACGCGAAAGCGCCCACGCGCATTGCCTCGCCTCGGGTCTCACCCTGCTGCAGGTCCGGCATTTGATCTGGTGCGGAGCGGTCAGTACCGCAGCATCGCTCGCTCTTCCCAACGTCGGCACGCGCCAGTTCTGGGCCGTTCTCGATCGCGATGGAACCGTCATAACCATCAGGCCACCGATGGTCCGCATGGGCGGAAAGCTAAAAATTCTCTCCGAGCGTGAGGCTTCGTCAGCCTTGGCTCGACATCGACGCCGGGCGCGGAAGAAGCCGAGCCGGCCAATCAAGCAACAGAAGGAATACGAATATGACTGACGCTGCACATGGCGTGGCGCGCGACCAGCTTCGCGCCTTCGTCGAGCGCATCGAGCGCCTCGAAGAGGAAAAGAAGACCATCGCCGACGATATCAAGGACGTCTATGGCGAGGCTAAATCCATGGGCTTCGACACTGTCATCCTCAAGCGGGTCATTGCGCTGCGCAAGAAGGATGATCAGGAGCGCATGGAAGAGGATCTTGTACTCGACACCTATCTCCACGCGCTGGGCATGATCGAGAGCCCTCCCGACGCCAACTGACGGGAGGCCCAGTCATGAGTGTTGTTTCACCAACGGTTGCCGTCCTAGCGGGAGCGGCGGTGCTGACGCGTCTTGACGCGCTGCTGCTGAACTCCGTCACCCGGAACGGCCGCGCCGCCATCATGCACATCAACGCGGCTTCGCTGGTTGACGTCCCGGTCCATGTCCCCCGTTCACTGGATGGTCCCGATGCGCACTGCATGTCGATCGAGGAAAGCGGGATCGATTGGCGAGACGTTTCGGCGCCGTCTCGTCGCGGGGCCAGACGGAGTGACGTCGATGGATAATTACTGGTCCGAAGAGCGGCTCAACCAGGCCATTGCGTTGTGGGGCGAAGGTCGCAGCGCCAGCGAGATCGCCACGGCTTTGGGCGGCGTGTCTCGCAATGCCGTCACAGGAAAAATAAATCGGCTACAGGCCGCCGGGAAAGTTCCACGGCGCAAGGAACAATCCCTGCGCCCGACACGGGCGGAACCAGCACCGCCTGCACAGGTGCCAGCGCCAAGCAGGTTCCGCCACCAGACTGCCGTCCTTTCGCCCGTTGATACTTCATCGGCTCAGCACGGAGCGAACACGGTTCCGCCCGACATTCCAGCCGAGAGCGGTTCGCCGTCCTTCCGGTCAATCAAGCTGCACGAACTGGAGGCCAATGAGTGCCATTGGCCGGTGACAAACGGACATGGCTCGGCGCTGTTCTGTGGCAACGGAACCGCACGGTTAGAGAGCTTCTGCCCGTATCACGCCAGGCTGGCCTACCAGCCTCGACAAGCAACGCGGGGGGGACGATGAGCCGTCGCACCATGCCATATCACCGCCGCTATCATCAGGACGCGCTGCAGGGCTACCGGCGACTCGATCTGGAGCAGCGCGGCGCCTATTCGACCATCCTCGACCTGATCTACGACGAGGGTGGCCCGATAGAATTCAACGAAAGGTGGCTAGCCGGCGAGTTGAATAGCACGGTCGGGAAGGCCCGCAAGTTGATCTCGCAACTTATCGAACTGCGCAAGATCTACATCACCCCAGCCGGTAAAATCAGCAATCACCGCTGCGAGACAGAAATCGAAAATTCGATAAAAATCTCCAAAAAATGCGCAAATTCCGTGAAAATTCGCGAGGAAAAGAAGCGTAAAAAACCGGAAAAGACCAACGCAATCAATGGCGCCAGCTATCGCCCGATCACCGAACGATCATCAATACCAGTACCAGTACCAGTACCAGAATATAATAACTCTTCCCTTGAGTATGACGTTGCGCGCGACCCGGAAACCGGGCCGCCAGACATGGTCGCCGAGATCCTGCAACCCGACGCTGGGCAGCGAGTGAGCGAGCATGCGCTAGACGCAGCGCCGTATGCCTCTGGTGGTCACCTGCTGCAGGCCCTGGAAGGGCGGGGCCGAGGACGTGCCGAACTGCATGATCTGCTGAACAGCCAGCGGACAAGGAGGCACTGATGGCGGCCACACTGACCGCGACCCAGCGCGAAATCCTGCGTCTCTGCGCCAAGGGCGAGACCGGCCGCCTTGGCTGGCCGCAGGACGTCTGGGAAGCCCAAGCCAAAGCTGCATGCGCGCCGCTGATCGCGGCTGGTCTGCTCAAGGACAAGCGGCTTAGTGGCTATCCCGGCGTCGTCATCACGGCCAAGGGCCGGGCTGCGCTGGCGACGGCCGCAAAGCCGAAAGGAACGGCCCCGGCGAAGGCCAAGGCCGCCGGGATTTTGTCACCCCTAAAGCCGAATTCCACGGCAGCAGCGGACGCCAAGCCTGGTGCTCGATCGACGAAACCTGCTGGTGGTGGGAAGGCAGGCAAGACCAAGGCCAAGGCGGCGCCGAGGAAGACGCGGGCCGCTGCCAAGGGTGGCGTGGTGGCGGAGACCGAGCCGAAGCCGGTGAAGTACGAGAAGAGCTTTGCCGGGCTGGCCAGGCGCATGGTGCTGGCAAAGGTGCCGGAAGACGAGATCGCGGATTTCTTTCATGTCGACACTGAGCAGCTCGAATGGTGGAAGGAAGAACACCACGAGTTTCACGACGCATTCAGGCCCGATTTGCGGAACTACGGTGGGCGGCCGACGACATGGGACGATCGCAATGTCACGATCGCCGAACAGTTGGCCGCTCTTGGCGCAACCGATCTGGAGATAGCTCAGGCGTTTGAGGTTTCCATTCGCACCATCCACCGGTGGAAACTGGAATATCCCGCGTTCCGGGAGGCTCTGATGGTCGGAAAGGAAGCGGCCGATGCAAAGGTGGCCGAAAGCCTGTTCAAGCGCGCCACGGGTTATTCGTTCGACAGCGAAAAGGTGTTCTTCGTCGATGGCGAGGCGCATCGCGTCGAGATTATCGAACACGTGCCGCCGGACACCAAGGCCGCGATGTGGTGGCTGCAGAACCGCAACCCGAAGGAATGGCGAGACGTGCGGCATATCAAGCACGACGTCGAAGAGGGCAGCAATCTCGACCAGTGGCTGAACAAGCTGAACGGCTCGGTCGTGTTGCCTGTGGCAGACGACGAGGGCGCATCCGATGACGCGCCAGAAGCCGGCGGCCTGATCGTCGACGAAGGCTGACCTGATGTACGAGCATCTGCAGGGCCTGACCGTCGAACAGCTCAAGGAGAACATGAAGTCCGTCCAGTGGCGGATTCGGAACCTCTACTACATCCTCGACAAGAACGGGAAAACGGTCCTGTTCGTGCCGAACGAGGCGCAAGAGAAGCTGCTCAGCCGTATCTGGCACCGGAATATCGTGCCAAAGGCTCGCCAGCGCGGGTTCTCGACGCTGATCCAGCTGCTGATCCTTGACGCCTGCCTCTTCAACGAGAACCAGCGCGCCGCGATCATTGCCCAGGACGAAGACACGGCCAGCAAGATCATGCGCAACAAGATCGAGTTTGCCTATAACCGGCTGCCGCCGTGGATCAGGGAAGCGCGCAAGATCATCACCGACAATGTGACCGAGAAGAGCTTTTCAAACGGCTCGGCGATACAGGTCGCGATCAGCGCGCGTGGTGACACGCTGAACTGGCTGCACGTGTCGGAGTTCGGCATCATCTGCTTTGAGCGCCCGCTGCAGGCAGAAAAGATCGTCACCGGTGCCTTCGCCGCCGCAGCGCAGGGCGTCATCTTCATCGAGAGCACGGCCAAGGGGCGCGATGGCTCCTACTTCAAGATGGTGATGGAGGCGCTTGCCAACGCCCAGCAAGGCAAGAAGCTCAACCGCCTGCAGTACCGGCTCCATTTCGCGTCCTGGTGGGATGCAGACGAGTATGAGCTCGACCCGGAAGGCGTGACCATCTCCGCCAAGGACACCAAATACTTCGACGAGCTTGAGCGAAAGATCGGCCGTCCGATTCCGCTGCGCAAGCGCGCCTGGTATGTCGAGACGCGCCGCACCGACTTTGGTGATGAAGACGAAAAGATGTGGCAGGAATACCCGTCGGAAGTCGAAGAGGCGTTCAAGGTCTCGACCGAGGGCGTGATCTTCGCCAAACAGATGACGGCGGCCCGATCGCAAGGGCGCATCACGCGCGTCCCGTACAAGCCCGAGATACCGGTCAACACGTTCTGGGATCTGGGCGTCAACGACGACATCGCGATCTGGTTTCACCAACGCGTCGGGCTGATGGACCACTTCATCGGCTACTTCGAATGCAGCTGCGAGCCATACTCGTTCATCATGGCCGAGTTCCAGCGCCGTGGGTATATCTTCGGCCACCACTTCCTGCCGCACGACGGCGACCAGCGCCGGCCGGGCGCGCTCATTATCGAGACGCCCAAGGAAATGCTGGAAGGTCTGGGCCTCGGCAACATTCACATCATCGATCGCACGCTTGATCTCTGGAATGTGGGCATTCCTGCGCTGCGCGAGGACTTCGTCAACTATGTCTTCGACGAGCAGGAGTGCGCCCAGGGTCTGCTGCACATCGATAATTACCGGAAGAAGTGGAACACCAACATGGGTGTCTGGTCGGACGCGCCGGCCAACAACGGCCACCAGCACGCGGCCGACGCGCTCCGGCAGAAGGCCCAGGGCCGCCACCTTGTCACGCAGCTCACGGCCCATGCCGGGCGCGTGACCATCCCCCGAAGACGCAACACGAGCGGCATGGCCGTCTAAACCGGAGAGCACCGATGACACCAGATCTCGACCTTGAAATTCGAGCATGGACAAAAACACGCGGAGACGTTACCGCTATTGGCACTTGGGTACGGTTGGATGGACAGTTCAAACCGTGCATGGCGCTCATCCCCGCGGGCAGGGAAAAGAGCGATAGGCTGCGTCCTTGCGTCATTACGCAGGACCGGGCTTGGATCTGGTCTGAAGACGTCGGTGACCCCGAGCAGACCGCCCGCATTGTTTTCAAATATGCAGAAGTCCTCGGCCTATCGATGGAACCCCGCACCATAATTTGGCTTGCGTCGTTCATTCACGACATGCTCGGCGACCTTCTGCACATCCCCCCGTACCAGCCGCAGGACCGGATCAGCATTGCCGAGGCAGTGCTGATCGACAATCAGACGGGGAAGATCGTTGGTGAGACAGAAATCACGGAGCACTAGCGCGCCAACTCCGCAGGAGGTCAGCTTTGTTTGACCTCCGCTCAGATGACGGCTCTGTCCGCAAGAAGAAGTACGAATCGCCGATACCCGGCGGTGACAGCCCTCCGATGCGGCCCAAGCGCGGAAACTCGCTCGACAGTGGCGAGAACGTGCGGCTGCATCTCCGCCTTCTCGACCTCTGGCAGCGTGAGATTGACCGCCAGGCACCCAATCGCATCGAAATGGCGATCGACGAGGACTTCTACGACAACATCCAGTGGAGCACCGAAGACGCCGAGACGCTGAAAGCGCGCGGCCAGATGCCTTTGGTGTTCAACGTCATCGCCACCACGATTGACTGGGTGCTGGGATCGGAGAAGCGCAGCCGGACGGATTTCAAGGTTCTGCCGCGCCGCAAGGAGCACGGCGAGCCTGCCCGGCGGAAGTCGGAGCTTCTCAAGTATCATTCCGACGTCAACCGAACGCCGTTCGAGGTTTCCAGAGGCTTCGCCGACGCGACCAAGGCCGGTATTGGCTGGATTGAGGATGGCTGGCAAGGCGACGACGAGGGCGAGCCGCTCTACACCCGCTACGAATCGTGGCGGAACATGATCTGGGACAGCACCGCAACACGCCTCGACATCGAGGACGGGCGGTATGTCGGTCGCAGCAAGTGGGTCGACAAGGACGTTGCCTGCGCCACCTTCCCCAAGCGCCGCAGCCTGATCGAGCGCTCCGTTGACCACAAGCTGAACTGGATGGGCCTCGATTCCTTTGGCGACCACGCCATGGACCAGGCCGAGATGGAGAACCAGGGCTGGAGCGACAGCGGCACCAGCAGCGACCACGTCACGGGGTATCGCCGAGATCGCCTGCGCATCTTCGAAATGTGGTTCCGTGCCCCGGTGAAGACGAGGAAGATTGCCGGCGGGATGTTCGCCGGTGAGATCTTCGACGAATATTCGGCCGGCCATGCCGATGCGATCGACAGCGGCGACGGGACGCTGATCGAAAAGCCGGTCATGCGGATGTATGTCGCGCTGTTCACCACAGCCGGTCTGCTCTGGCTGTCGGAATCGCCTTACCGGCACAATCGCTACCCGTTCACCCCGATCTGGAACAAGCGCCGGGCTCGCGACAACATGCCGTATGGCCTGGTACGCAACATCCGGGACATCCAGACGGACATCAACAAGCGCGCATCCAAGGCGCTGCACATCATCTCGACGAACAAGATCATCATGGATGAAGGCGCCGTCGAAGACGTGAACCAGCTTGTCGAGGAAGCCGCGCGTCCAGATGCGGTGATTGTGAAGAAGGCGGGCACATCGCTCACCCTCAACGTCGATCGCGAGCTGTCGCAGTATCACCTCGAGATGATGTCGCGGAACATCCAGATGGTGCAACAGGTCGGCGGGGTGACCGACGAGAACCTTGGCAGATCAACGAACGCCGTGTCAGGCGTTGCTATCTCCGCCCGCCAAGAGCAGGGCGCACTCGCCACAGCCGGGCTGTTCGACAATCTCCGCTTCGCGAACCAGGTGCGAGGCGAGAAGACACTGTCGCTCGTCGAGCAGTTCATGACCGAAGAGAAGCAATTCCGGATCACGAACAGCCGGGGCTCTCCGGAGTATGTCACGGTCAACGACGGTCTGCCGGAGAACGATATCATCCGCAGCAAGGCTGATTTCATCATCGATGAAGACGATTGGCGCGCGTCCGTCCGTCAGGCGCAGGTGGCCGAGCTGCTCGACCTCCTCGGCAAGCTGGCGCCGGTCGCGCCGCAGCTCGTCATGATCTCGCTCGATCTCATCGTGGAATCGATGGACATCCCGCAACGCGACGAGCTCGTGAAGCGCATCCGTCAGGTCACAGGCATGGTTGACCCCGATGCGGAGCAGGATGATCCCGATCAGCAGGCGCGCAAGGCTCAGGCTGATCAGATGAGCGCGCTGAACCAGCAGCAGATCATGGCAGCCTTGGCGAAGTTGATGGCCGACGCCCGCAAGTCGGACGCCCAGGCGCAGGAAGCGCAAGCAAGGGCCGCCAAGACCCGCGTCGAAACTCAGAAGACCGCCGTCGAGACGGCCGGCACCGTGTCCGCGGTGCCCGTTGTATCCGACGTAGCTGACCATCTCCTGCACGAGGCAGGCTTTGTCTCGCGCACGGAAGGCGAAGAGCAGGCCAAAGCTGCGGCAGAGCAGCAGGCCGCCGCTGCCCAGGCACAGGCGCAGCAGGCACCCCAACCCCAACAGAACATCGGACTAGGATAGGAGGTCAACATGACCACAGAGCGCAGCAAATTCACCGAAGCCGAACTGGCCCTTCTCACGGACGAAGAGCGCGAGGGGCTGCTCGACGACGACGCAGATGAGGGTGAGGGTGAGGGTGATGGAACCGACGAAGGCGAGGACACCACCGCAGAAGATGGTGGTTCTGACGACAAGGACGGCGGCGATACTGACGGCGCTGATGATGGAGAAGGCGACGGTCAAGACGACGCCGATGCGGCCAAACTCGCCGCGGATGCCACCGCCACCGCCGCAGCCGCCGCAGAAGCACCAGCAGCGGACCAGGGAACCGGCGCCGGACCAGAGGCCGCTGGCGCTGACCAAACCGGCCAGGACGCATCCGACGAAGCCAACGAAAAGCGCCCGGCATGGCTCGATGCGGAAGATCTCACGACAAAGAAAGCGGAGCTGAAGCAGCAGCTCGCCGAACTCGCCAAAAAGTTTGATGACGGCGATCTGATGGCAACGGAGTTCAATGAGCAGCGCGAGGCAATCGAGGATCAGCGCGAGGAACTGCTTAAGCGCGAGATCAGGATCGAAACCCAGCGCGAAACCGCCCTGGAAACGTGGCGCGACGAGGTCAAGAACTTCACCAAGGACCATCCGCAGTACAAAAAGGGCGGATTTCTTTACGACGCGCTCGACAAGACGGTGCGCGAACTGCAGGTCACCGCAGTCAACCCGCTGAGCCCGGCAATCCTTGCCAAGGCCCACAAGGCTATCCAGGCCGAGCTTGGGCTGCCGATCGAGGACAAGCAGGCCCCTGCGCCGGCACCGAAGCCCACGGTCAGGTCGGATAAGGCGCGCCCTGCCCCGCCGCCGACGCTGGCGCACATCCCTGCAAGCGACATTACCGACGCGGATGACGGCGGCGAATTCGCGCATCTGGACCGGCTGATGGATAAGGACAGCGTCGCTTACGAAGCCGCCCTGAAACGGCTCTCGCCGGCCGATCAAGACCGCTACCTCTCGCAATCCTGACCGGAAAGAGCCGTCGATGCTGCGATACGACATTGAACCAGGCCAGAAGATCGAGCTGCCCGGCGTCGGGACAATCCGATGCGTACACAAGAGCGGCCGGCGAACCCGGCTTGAGTTTGATCTTGAGCCATCGCAGCGCGTCGTCGTCGTGAAGGCGGAAGGCATCTGCGAAGAGCAGATCGAGGAACTGGCCCGCGCCCGTTGAGGCGCGGCAGGCAAGCTGACGGCCAGCTCAATCGCCGTGGTTGGGTAACGGGTCTGCGGAAGTCCCCGTAGCCAGACGCCGCGAGAGCGGGCCGACTAGGGCAGCAATCGGGCAGGCGGCGAAATTCGTGGTTGGGGGTGCCCGGCCGTCCCTGCCCGTCATTCCAGCTAAACAGGAGATACATCAATGGCACGAGACGAATTTGATTATCGTTTGGGGAAGCGCGATCTTAAAGGCAAAGCTCTGCCCGCTGCGCTGGACCGTGGCAACGTAGGCCCGAAAGAGGCCGGCGAAAGCGAAATGACCACGCTGCCGTTCAATTTCGGTGCCGCACTTGAACGCCTCAAGAACGGCGAGAAGGTCGCCCGCAAGGGCTGGAAGGGCAAGGGCATGTATCTCTGGCTCGAAAAGGGCAGCCACGATTTCGGTAACGAGTCGGTGCAGAGCTACATCGGTGGGGTTCGCTCGTCGTTGTTCGAGAACGGCGACAGGGGCACGTCGACCCGCATGCCGCATCTCTGCATGCGCGCCGCAGATGGTTCAACAGTGACAGGGTGGCTCGCATCCCAAACCGATCTTCTGGCGATCGACTGGGTGGCGGTTTGAAGCAAGATCGCGTTGTGTGGGTTAATCGCGGCTGGCAGCCGGTCGCGATTGGCTTTTGCCCCAGCGAGGCTGCTTGGCATCGCGAAATGAAGCGGCTCAGAGCCGATTCGCCGTGGCCCAAGACGACTAACGCCGCCGGCTACACTCAGTGGATGAAAAACCATACCACTGGCCAAGGTGTCATCATCGTCTGCGTCTTTCCCAGCGCTGAGTGCGACGCTCTTGAGGTGTTCATGACGCTGGTGCACGAAGCCGTGCACGTCTGGCAGTTTTTGTGCGATCAGATCGGCGAGAAAGATCCCGGCATAGAGATGGAAGCCTACGGCATCGAAAACATTACGCGTGGCCTCATCGAGGCGTATTCCACCACCCAAGGCAAGGGTAGGGAATGGTTGCTGGCACCGACACCCCAATAATCATCTGCTAGGGGAAAAGACGTCGCGGCCCACAAGCTGATTTATCGGTCCTTGTAGGCCGGCGTGAAAGGCGCTGCGATGAACATGGACACGAGGTCATCGCATCCGGCGTCGCAGTGGCCATTCACACGGTCGCGGCAAGTCGCTTTGACCTCATGGATGAAACGTTCCAAGGTATAGTCTGGACCAAGGCGTTCGATCGCCCGATCACGGTCGTAGACCCCGCGCCGGTCGCACGAGTAGCAGCGAATAACGATCTTTGGCAGTTTGAATTCAGAGATAGTGGGGCCTCTGGTCATTGGCTTCATCCCAAAATGCCGAGCATCCGCCTGATCGGGAGTAGGTTTATCAATATCTGCCGCGCCACTGCATCTACTGCTCCTCACTGCTCAGTCAAGACCCAGTAGACGATCCTCAGGGATGTGAACTGACGCGTTCCACCCCACCTTCCCTAAATCGCCTGCGAGTTCTATAACCGATGAGTTCCCGCGCATGAGTGCGGCCCCGATCATACGGAGCCTGCGCGCATGCCCATCGTCATCGGTCTCGGCGACACTGCCTGGAATGACCCTCTGAACATCTACGGCGGCAAGCCTGCAGCGGCAGAGCCTCCGAAGCCGCGCACCCAGTTGCCCGATGTCGATCGCGCAGACCTGGTGAAGACGATCATCGCCGAGGCGGCTGGCGAAGGCGAGCAGGGCATGACCGCCGTTGCCCAGGTCATCAAGAACCGGGCCGATCGCCGAGGCAAGTCACCGGCCGACGTGGTTCGAGAGCCGGATCAGTTCACGGGTTACGCCAAGCCCGGCCCGCAGGCGCTCAAGGCCATGGAAGATCCGACCATCCGCGCTAAGGCGGAATCGATCCTTGATGCCGTTCTTGCCGGCGAGTTGCCCGACATCACAGGCGAGGCCGATCACTACCACGCCAAGTCCGTGAACCCTGACTGGGCGTCGAAGATGCCGAAAACCGCCGAAGTCGGCGAGCATTTGTTTTACCGCGCCGAGACTGGGCCTGACACGAAGAAGCGTGTGCCGAGCTACAACGAACTGGCCGGCCAGATCGGGCTGGACGGAGATCCTTTCGCGGCGGTGCTATCGGGCAAGTCCGAGGAAAAGACCGTCCGTGCGCCGAAGGGGCGGGGTATCGCTGACCTGCTACCCGATGAGCCAGCGCCGATGACCGGCAATGCTGGTGCGCTTGCCTTCGTGAACCCGGGGCAGGACGAAATTCAGCCGACGTTCCGCAGCGTGTTGGAGGGCGCATCGCAGGACCTGGGCCGCGGACTTACCGTCTTATCCGGCTACCGCAGCCCGCAGCATTCTGTGGAAGCGAGGAAGCAGCAGCCGGGCGAGCATTCCCACGGCACGGCAAGCGATATCTCTATGAAGGGCATGAGCGAGCAGGAGCGCAAGACGCTCGTGCAGTCTCTGCTTTCGCGCGGGGCGAAGCGGTTCATCACGTACAGCAACAGCCCCGACATGCTGCACGTCGACATGAAAGACCAGCAGGGCGACGGCCGCCCCTGGTTCATGCACGATAAGACGAACAAGAACCTCGGCAGAGCGCCCCAGTGGTTTCAGGAAATCGCGGCCAGCCCAACGCCAGCACAAGCCGCAATCGAGAGCCAGACAGCGAACCCGTCACAGGTCGCAGGCAAGACAATCGTGATCGACGACAGCTTTGCAGCCAGCGACCCGATGGGGCTCATGGCCGGCGGCAACCCGTTCGCCGACAAAGCGGCAGAAGTGAAAGCCGCAAAGGAAGCGGAACAGACACAGGTTGCGGATCAGTTCGAGCAGAACCGGATCAGGGCGTTCAATGAGCGCAACAACGGTGATGTCGAAGCGCGGCGCGCTGAGTTGGAGGCCGACAGCCCCGGTCGCTACGTCGAGATCGACGAGGCCGAGTTGCCTCAGTTCCAGCAGCAATGGGAAGACGAAAACCGCTCCGGCGGCTTGGCTGGAGATACCGGGCGCATCCTGAAATCGGGCGTCATTGGCGTTGGCCAATCGCTGATGTCTCTGTCTGACACGATTTTCAGCAAACTGCCGGGCGGCAAGGCCCTCATGCAGGCATCGGATGACATTGACCGATGGTTCATGGGGCAGACGCTTGAGCAGCGGCTCGATGCATCGAAGGCGCAGACCAATGCGTCGGTCAGTCCGGATCAGGCCGACGCTGACGTCAAGAACTGGTGGGACAGTGAACGTGGATGGTTCGGCCCGGCCTGGCGTGACCCGCGTAGCTATCTCCGGACCGTGGGCGAGAGCGTTCCTGCCACTGTGGTCACAATGGCGCCCGGCGGATTGATGGCGCGTGGCGCATACCTTCGCACCCTTGCTGCAACTGGATCAGAGCGCGCAGCAGCAGCAGCGGCGGCGAGAACAGCGACGGTCGCCGGCGCCGTACTTGAGGGCACCTTGGGGGGTGCGGACGCCGCTAAGTCCGTGCGCGACCGCATCTCCGCCATTCCCCGTGATCAACTCCTGCAGACAGAGACGGTTCAGGCCCTCGTTGCGGGCGGGATGACCGAAGACGAAGCTTTGACAGCCCTCTCCGACGATGCCGCGACGAAGTCATTCGCTATTGCCGGCGTTGCTACCGGCATGTTCGGCGGCATGGGGGACCGTGCGCTTGCGAAGATTTTGGCTGAAGGCGTTGGCGGCAGCGTCGCCAAGCGCATGGTTTCGGGCGCGGCAAGAGGCATGGTCGCGGAAGGCCTGCTTGAAGAAGCGCCGCAGGGCGCAGCGCAAACCGTCGCCGAGAACATCGGCGTTCGCGACGCCAACCCAGACCAGGACCTGACCGAAGGTGTCGGCGAGGCCGTGGCATCCGGCATTGCCGGCGGCGGCGTCATGGGCGGCGGTCTGGGCGCCGCCGGTGGTGCGGTCAGCCCGCAGCGCGAAACCGCCACGAGTGCAGATGCGCCGGTACCGGAAGGCTATCGACGCGTAGCACGTGACGGCAGTCTTGAACCTGCAGCAGAGCCTGATCCAGCACCGGCAGCGGCGGCGCCACGCGGCCCCATTGGTCGCGCCGTGCAGCATGCCGAGCAGCAGATCGCCGAGCGCGGTGCCGCTGCGCCAGCCGATGTGATCCCTGCGCCAGTTGCACCAGGCGCGCCGGCAGCGGGTGCAGCCCCAGCAGCAGGTGGTCGCCCGCAGGTCGGCGCAACGGTCCGGATCGACGCTGATGGGATCGAGCCGTTCATGGGTCGCGTTGACGGCTACGAAGGCGAAGAAGCGGTTGTGGTCGATAGCGGTTCCGGCGAGGTCTACCAGATCCCGCTCAGGAACCTGACGCAGATCGCCAAGCCCATGGAGACGATCCCCGACCGTGGGCCCCAGCCGATCAATGACACCATCCCCGAGTTTTCGACGGACCCAGCCCTGGAACCCATGGCGCCGGTGGGGACCGAGGTGCGTTCGGAGGGTCTGCCGCCGCGATCGGAGCAGAAGGAGGCGACGGAACGCTTCCCCAGCGCGCCGACAGCCGGGCAGAGCGTCATCGTCGACGACGAGAATGGCGGCCGGTTTGTCGCCACCGTGCAGGGCTACGAGAATGGTGGCACAGAGGCTCTGGTGCGCACGGAAGACGGCAAGGACCTGCAGGTTCCGGTGTCGTCGCTCAAGGTTTCGAAACTCACCGAAAAGCAGGTTGAGGCGCAGGATCTCGAACGCAATCCGCCGGTTGAGCGCGAAGTGGGAGACGCAGGCCCGACGTCGCGGACACTTCTCGGCAAGACTATCGTGCTGCCGGATGACAAGCACGCCCGGCTGTTTGACCTCGGGAAAGAACGGCAATCGTCGAAGCGTGTTATGGGCACTTCGCAGCTTGATCTGGACAAGGTCGATCCGCGCGCGTTGAAGGCACTGGCGAACGAGTTCGGAATTTCGGAACAGGCCGTCGGCCAGCTGGCTGACGACTATGCCACGCGCATGGTGCGTAATGTGCGCTCCGCAAACTCGAAGCTGCCGCAGCGCATGCCTCCGGTCATGGATAACATCCTTGCCCGCTGGCGCCGTGAGGTGGTCGACGCAGACACCAGCCCGGCAGCGGATGAGACGCAGGCTTGGTATGACCGGGAACTGGACTACGAAGGCCGCCGCCTCGCGATGATTTCGGCCAATATCAAGCGCCCACCAAAGACGCCTTGGGCCGATCTGTCGGCCGCCATGCAGCGGAAGTTGGCAACCGTGCGCAGCGAGAAGTTAGCGGCAGCGGAAGCGCCGACTGACGAGGATTCGACGGAGGCTAATTCCGTCGAATCGGAGGCGCGGATTAATGGCGAGATAAACAGATACTTCAACGCCGAAGACGACAGCGTTCCGATCGAGAGCCTGAGCCAAGAGGCGCAGGACCGCATCAACTCCATGTCGAAGGCAGAGCGGCTGAAAGCGTTGGAAACGATCGCCTTTGAGAAGGGCAAATATGAAGCCGCAGAGCTGCTGGATGAGGAAACCTTCCGCCAGATCTACGGCGAAGGCAAACCCGGAAAGAGTGCGAAGAAAGCGCCAGACGCTGCAGATGCGCCAGCAGAGCAGACGGTTGATGACGCAGCCAACCAAGCTGCCACCTCGCCAACGAACGATCTGCCGGAGCCTACGCCGGCACAGAAAGAGGCTGGGAACTACAAGGTTGGCCGCATCACGCTAGGCGGCCTCGACATCTCGATCGAGAACCCGGCTGGTTCCGAGCGCAAGGGCACGGACAAGGACGGCAAGGCCTGGTCCGTCGAGATGCGTAGTCACTACGGTTACATTCGGCGCACGCGCGGCAGCGACGGCGACCATGTAGACGTCTTTGTGAAACCGGGTACGGACACGCTGGAAGCAAACTCGCCTGTCTTCATCGTCGACCAGGAAAGCAGCGATGGGGAGTTCGACGAGCACAAGGTCATGCTCGGGTTCCAAACACAGGACGAGGCAGAGAAGGCCTATCTGGCGAACTACACGAAGGGCTGGGAACTGGGGCCGGTCACTGCAACGAGACTCGATAATTTCAAGGATTGGCTCAATCGCGGCTGGACCGATGAGCCGGCATCCAATCCGTTCAATGACGTCTTCTGGAGCCCGCCGCCGACGGAGGATGAAGGCTGGCGACCGAAAGACGAATACGGTGATGACTATCTGACCGAAACCAAGGAGCAGATCTACAAAGACCTGCTCACCCGTATTTCGGTACCGAAATTCGTTGAGCAGCTCAGCACCAAACGAGACGGCATGGGCGCCGCTGTCATTGAGCCATCAGGCAAGCTCTACCTGATCAGACCGACGCACAACACCAACGGCGACCATGCAGAGTTCTTCGCGCGCATGGGCGCGAACAAGCTGATCGACAAGGAGCGCGGCAGCTTCGTCCGCATCTCCAGCTACGATGCCTATTTCGGCTACTCAACGGGCGGCGATATTTCGCAAGCTGCTGCCGCAACGATCAGGGCGCTGGAGACGGCCGCGGCTCGTGCCGGAATAAACGTCCTCAAGCCAGCCAACGACTACAAGGTGATCGGCACGGATAAGCTCGTTTCTGAGACCGTGATGGAGCCAACTGCGCCCGCGAAGCCAGCGGTCGCAAATGAACCGGCCGCAGACACTCAGCCGCAGATCCTGCAGCCTCGTGAAAAACGGCCAGACGGTGAGGCGGCTGTAGGAACGACCAGCGCGTTCCGCCGCATTCCTGTGCCCAAACGCGATGCTGCGGCGCCAATCTTCACCTGGGCCAGAGAAACGGTGCTTGAGCGCGGGCTCAAGACCGGCAATGAATTCATCATGGCCATCGAAGACGATGGCAGCGTGATTGAGTTTGGTACTACGGATCAGCCGAACTTTGTGGGGCTGAATACCGCATTGGCACAGGCCGCGAGCAACCCTGATCGCCGCTTGGTGATCGTACACAACCATCCTCGAAACGGGCCGGTAAGCACTGCGGACATGTCGATGATGGTCCTGCCAGGGATCTATTCGGTTTGGGCTATTGGGCACAATGGTCGAGAAAGCCGCGCGTCTCTCACGGACAAAGCGCGCGCCGCCTTGGCAACGGACGGATCAGTTCACGACCTCACCATGACGATGAGCCGCCTTCAGGCAGCCTTCAAGGATGTTGGCAACGGTCTGCGTTTCCTTTTGCAGTCAAGCGTCGAAGCCAAGACGATCACTGCCGAGCAGGCTCAGGAGGCGCACCACAGCATTGTGGCGGAGGTGGTTCGGCGCGCCGGCATCATTGATTTAATCAACACGCAGCCGTATACTATCTCTAATATACCGATGTTGGAAAACTTCATCGACAAGGCTGCGCTTAAACTGGCAAGGACAATACTCGATGAGCGCAGAACAACGCCGCCTTCTGATGCCGGGTTTTATCGACCCACCGAGCCCCTTCGACACGTTGCAGAGCTGGGAGCAGTGGCTCAAGACGCTGGAATCGATGTCGGAGAACTTCGTGGACAAGGCGGCCTATCTGAAGGAAGCCCGGGAGACTATCAAGCGACTGCGCAAGGTCGAAACGCTCGGCGTCTGACCGGCACCCGCCGCATTTCCGAAAACAGCATCGTCGAGGCGATCAGCGGCAAGTGGACCGATCTGAACCCGTCGGTGCTCGCCACCGTCCCACTCAACTATTTCGTCGAGCTCGCGCGGCCAAACATGACTGCTGTGAAGGAATACATGGGCGTAAAGCGTCTCATGGATGCCTATCGCGGCGACAAGCATGCCGAGGCAGACGCGATCGCAGGCGACTGGCTGAAATACATGCGGCTTGGTTTCGGGAAGGCGAACAAGGCCAAGGCGCAGGAACTGGCAAACCTGATGCACGAGAGCACGCTTGCCGGGATCGATCCCAGCCTGACCGACGACGAGACGAAGGCCAAGGCTGGATATGACATTCTGCGCAAGCGGTACCAGGCGTTGGCGCCGGCAGGCAAGGAACTGTTTGCCAAGGTGCGCGATGCCTACCGTGCCCAGGCCGACGAACTCGACCAGATCCTGCTCGACAATGTCCGCAAGTCGCAGCAGATCGCGAAGGATCAGGCCGAAACCCGGTACAAGCAGAAGCTGGAAGAAATCCGCAACGCGAAGATGAACCCGATCGACCGCCGCAAGGCGGAAGAGGATGCGGCCAGCCGGTATAAGTCCGAAAGCACGAAAATGGACTGGTCTGCCAAGGCTCGGCTTACCAAGTTGCGCATCCAGTTCGAGAGCAACCGTGTCCCGGCTCCGTATTTCCCCCTCGGTCGCTTCGGGCAGTATTACGTCACGGCCAAGGATGTCGACGGCAGTGTGATCAGCTTCTCAAAATTCGAGCGCGCTGCGGATCGCGACCGGTTCGCACGGGACATCCAGCGAGACTATCCCGGCGCTGCGATCACCAAAGGCGTGATGAAGGAGATGAGCGATCCCCGTGCCGCCATGGACCCGCGCATGGTGGCCGAAGTGGAGCAGCTGCTTGGCAATGCCGGGGTCGATAACGATGTCATGGGGGCTGTTTGGGCCAGGTACATAGAAACGCTGCCCGAGCTGTCGATGCGCAAGCGCTACATGCACCGCAAGGGCACGGCCGGCTATGACACGGATGCGCTGCGCGTGTTCTCGTCGCACATGTTCCACGCCGCGCATCAGATGGCGAAGCTGAAATACGGTCTCGAGCTGCAGGAACTGGTCAACACGACGTTTGACCAGGCCGAGGCAGCCGATGATCAGACCCGCGCGATGCGGCTGGCTAACGAGTTGGCGTCGCGGCACAAGTGGGTCATGAACCCGACCGGTGGATCGGTCGCCCAGACCATGACCAGCACGGCGTTCGTCTGGTTCCTCGCTGCCTCACCGGCAGCGGCCGTGCTTAACCTGACGCAAACGTTCATGATGGGCCTCCCGATCCTTGGCGCACGTTTCGGCGGTCTTGGCCGGGCCAGCGTCGAAGTGGCAAAGGCGTCGTCGGACCTGATCAGCGGCAAGGGCAGCGTGCGAAACGCCAACCTGACCCGCGAGGAGATGGCGGCCGTCGATGCGTTCTATCGCAGCGGCATGATCGACCGGACCCAGAGCCATGATCTCGCCGGCGTGGGCGACACGGGCGTGAAATATTCGCCGCTCCGGGCCCGTGTCATGGGCGTCATGTCCTGGGCGTTCCACAACACCGAAGTTTGGAACCGCGAGGCGACGGCGCTTGCTGCCTATCGTCTGGCGCGCAAGTCGGGGCAGAGCCATCTTGACGCGATCGACAGCGCCCATGATCTGACCTATCGCGTCCATTTTGACTTTAGTAATTCATCGAGACCGCGTTTCATGCAAAACGACTTTGCTAAGGTGGCGCTGGTCTTTCGCTCGTACAGCGTGAATATGCTTTACCGCATGTTCCGGGATATCCATCAGTCTGTGAAGGGCGAGAGCGCGCAGGCTCGGCGCGAGGCTCGGTACCAGCTGGCCGGCGTAACGGGGATGATGACGCTGATGGCAGGCGTCACCGGCACGTTCGGCTTCAATCTCATGATGGCGGTCGCCGGCATGATATTTGGAGATGACGATGATCCGATGGAATTCGAGGAACGGTTCAAAGCCGATGTGCTCGACATCCTTGGGCCGGAGCTGGGCGGCGTTGTGCTTAAGGGGGTGCCTGGACATTACCTCGGCGTCGATCTCACCAGCCGAATTGGCATGCCGGACTTGTGGTTCCGCTCTCCGGGGCAGGATCTGCAGGGCAAGGAGGAGTGGCAGTTCTGGCTCAGCCAGGCACTGGGCGCGACAGCCGGGATTGGCGAACAGTGGTTCCGTGGCGCATCGCTTGTCATGGAGGGCGACGTGGCCCGCGGCATCGAGGTCGCGGCACCCAAGTTCATCCGCGATCCGATGAAGGCGTTCCGCTATGCCAACGAGGGGCTGCAGTCGATCCGGGGCGATGAGCTGTTGCCGGCCGAGCAGATCGGCATTCACGGCGCCGTGGCCCAGGCTATGGGGATCTCCCCCGCCGTCGTGTCTGAAACCTGGGAGCGCTCCGGTGCACTCAAGAATGCCGAGCAACGTGTCATGGATGATCGGCAGCGGATCGTGAACGCCTGGGCCATGGCAGCGATTGCTGGCGACAAGGAAGGCGTGGCGGAAGCGCTGGACCGGGTGAAGGCGTTCAACAAAAAGCCGGTTCACAGCGCCATCCCGATCACCGGTGACACGCTAAAGCGGTCGATCAAGACGCGGCAGCGGAATGCTGCGAAGCGCGAGGATGGCGTTGTGATCCAGAACGAGATCCTGAGCCAGCGGTTGAGAGCGGCAATGCCGGCTCGGATTTATTAGCGCCGTTTCTTTGCCCCGGTAAGCCAAGCCCACGACCTCCCGTAAAGGATATCGTCGATCGAGCTCAAGGTGGTACCATACTCTTCAGCAAGTTGGGCTCTGGTCCGCACGCTTCTACGTCTGACGATCTCTAGGACGTCCTGTTCGGTCAGTTTCGATGACGGGTGATTATCCCCCCTGACATATCCTTTTTCAGCGGTGGGCGTTTTATCTCTGCCCATCCAGGCCCATGACCTGCCAGAGCGGATCGACTCGATGTTGGAGAGTGATACGCCGTACCGAACGGCAAGTTTGGTGTGGCTTTCGCGGCTCTTGAGGATTGCTTCAACATCTGAATTGGACAGCTTCGCTAGCGCGCTTTTCTCCCCGCGCGGGTCCGTCCCGTGCAAAAGGCGGTCCATCGAGTTCTCGCGAGGAGTGGCCCAACGGAGGTGCCTCTTTGTGATGCAACCCAGGTGACCCTTGCCGCATGAATGCGCTGCCTCATGTTCTGGGGTTGGCTTAGGTCCGCAGTGGTGCTCGCAAACAAAAACATGCGCATAACCTGGCTTCCCGTCGAGGCGAGCCCGACCGTACCCTCGCCCATTTGTTGAGAATGGCCATGGCAGACAGTCATCGCCTTCGTAGACGAAGGCAACTTCTCGAAGGTATATTGCAACCGCCCCATCCTCTGCTTTATTCCTCGGGCCTCCGTGACTGGTACCTGCCCGACGATGCTGCTGATAGTGCAGATGGCACCAGCCTCGAGCTTTGTGCGGACGCTCGCAGCCCTCGACAAGGCAGCCGCATGTCATTTATGCCTCCGTTTCTTTGCGCCACTGCGCTTCGTGGGCCAGTGCCTGCCGACGATAGAAGCCCTTGAGCCTATCGCCGGTTCGACGCGCGCGAAGGTACAAGACCATCCACACGGATCGACGCGCGGTGATCCTGAGGCAATCGTCATACGTCGCCCCCATGTTCTTGCGGATCATCACTTGCCCTCTGGCGTGGCGACGGCGGGCATCGCCGGGAACAAGTCTTGTTTGGAGAAGATCATTGATCACGCCTCCTTTCGGGCGAAAGCAGCGCGCGTGTCGGCGTAGATGGACAGCCATTTGTTGCGCATGTCGACAGTGGTATCGCCCTGCAATGCGGCGCCACGCTCGGCGCCGGCTTGGGCCGTGGCGAGATCCATCTCCGGCAGCCCGTACAAATCCTCGATCTCGGCCAGTTCCAACAGGAGGAAGGCGTAGTAGCCGGCCATGGCTGGCGGGACGGGCGCCGATGCGATGGGTAGGACAGTCTCGGTAGCGGTGGCAATCGGCAACGACGCGAGCGGCGCCGCTGCTGCAAGCTTCAAAATGGTTCGCCGGGATTGGCCGGGGTGACGTGGTTGCGCGCCGAGGCGCTTGCTGCTATTTTCCATAGCGCATTCCTTTTCTAAGGGTGATGTGGAGAAAAGAGCGGGACGGTTCTCAGGCCGTGGTCCCGCTCTTTTCGTTTTGTGCGCCTTCATAGGCGCGCTGCAGGTGATAAATCACCTCTGCATTCATGCTTCTGTTGTTCATCGCAGCCTCGATCTTGACCTTTTGACGAAGCCCTTCAGGCAAGCGCAGCATAAGCTTGTCTGCAGTTTGGCTGGGGTACATTGACGCTCCTCAACATTGCCAACAAATATGGCTAATAGCCATATTCGATAGTGGCTGATAGCCATCATTGCGTCAAGAGGGAAACTATGGCTCATAGCCAATATGAAAGATCGGTCGCCCCAGAGTGAAGACAAGTATGTACTGCGATTCCCAGACGGAATGCGCGACGCACTGAAGCAACATGCGGCCGACAATATGCGCAGCCTGAACGCGGAAATCATCGCTCGGCTGGAGATGACGCTCAGGTATGGCTCTCTTCCAGAGAGGACCTTTCCAGACGGAAAAATGCAGGAGATTGTCGAGAGGGCCGTTCGGCGCGTGCTGGCTGAGACAAAGGGGGACGAGGCCAAAAATGATGGCTAATCAGCTACTGACGGCCTTCCTGTTTCCGGCTCCTGCAGTGCTGCTTGTGGGAGTATTCTGCTGGTGGGGCATCTACAACAAGAGCAAGAAGACACCGACGGCGGTTGCCGCACTCAGAGCGATGGCCGCTTCTCTGGTTGCATGCGTCCTGCTTGCCGTCGGGAAATACGACACTCCGCAGCAGTTCATGGATCAGGGGATGTTTAGCATCTTTGTGGTGGCTGTGGTGGTCACAGTGGTCATGCTGATTTACTTCCCTGGCAGCCCTCGGGCACACAGGGAAGCTATCCAAGAGGCCGACCAGCCAGTATTAGTTTCGGCGCCAACAGCGACGAGCGCCGAGAGATCAGAGAACAATCAAATGCAGAGACTTTCTACCGCCGTCAGACAATCGTGGCCATTGATTGGGGTGATCGTTCTCGTCGGGCTAGCTTGGATGCTTCGGTACGAAACCGTGCCGGCGCCCGCAGGTGAACGGCCAGCAGCTTACGTTTTGGACAGATGGACAGGGAACATAACGCTATACATCGGGGCGCAGTATATGGAGACGCAACCACCGAGACTGCAATAAGCTTCTCAGGGCTACTGCGACCCAAGCCCCACCGCCCCTCGCTGCCGCTGAGCCAACGCCTGCCGAAGCGCAGCCGGCCAAGCCTCCTGCGGCACGCCATTCTGAGCGAGCTCATCCGCAATACGCTCCGGAACCGCGCCATCCTTGATCGCCGCTTCTGCGGCACCCAGCAGATACGAAACACGGTCCTCACGCGTTTCCTTGGGTGGCTGCCGCTCCTGGCCGGCTTGCGACTGGCCGGTGTTGCGGCCGCGCAGTGTGTCGGCCTCGCGAGCCAATCCCGCCTTTGCAGTGTCGACAAGGCCGCCCAGCCAGCCGCGCTTTTCAGGCTCTCCGCCTGTTTGCTGCGGTCTGGTAGCGGGCGCCGATGATGGAGATGCTTGCGAGCGCGCCGGTGGAACCGGCTGCCCTGTTGCGGTGTCGACAAGGACCTTACGGCCGGACGTGTCTGCGGGCGGTGCGGCGCCCGCCGGCGCACCAAGCCCGGTCTGCCCGCTCTGCAGCTCGACCTCCTGCGAAATCATCTTCTCCTGCTCTTCGCGGGGCAGATCGTCAAACTTCGGCTCATCACCAGCGAGGCCTCCATCCATGCGTTTGCGCAACGCGGTGATGGCGTCGCCGCGAGATTTGTTCTCTCCGGTGCCGTACTGCTTGTCGATCTTCTTCTTGTCCTCATAGGTCCGAAGCTCGGTCTGGCGCTTTGCCTCGTCACCCTGAGCGGCGACCTGCGACTGCCAGGCCGCCTCGGGGTTGAGGTATGTGGCGATCAGCTTTGGCACCTGGGCCAGCGGCAGATCCTGCGTGAGCTCCTTGCCGTCGGCACCTTTCATCTGCAGCCTGTAGCCCTGGAGTTTCCCCTCCGGATCAACGATGGTGTCCTGCCCCAAGATTTCGAAGCCATGCGACAGATAGCCCTTACGCTTCCCGGCTTCCATCGCATCCGCCAGAGCGCCTGCGGCATCGCCGGTCTGTGCCTTGGTGATGGCGCTCATGGCGAGTTTTGCACCGGCGCGCGTGTCCTCGCTGTCACCCCAAGCCTGCACTTTCTCGGCCATCTCAAGGTTGCCCTGCGACAGGTACGTGTTCTTGAGTTTTGGCAGGGCGTAGTCGGACCAGAACTGGTCGAACTGATCAGGCTTGGCGGTCCCTGCTCCGACCCGGCTCTGAAATTCGGTCTGCGCTTGGGTGTTGATAGCCGAAATCTCGTCGCGCTGCTTGACGGAGCGGTTGTATTCAGTGTCCTGCCTCTCATCGAGGATCTTCTGTCGCTTGCGATCGTCAATGGCGGCCCGGGCGCGCATGCCACCCTGAAAACCTTCCATGAATCCACCAAGGCCAATCCCAATATTAGCCATTATGCGGCCTCCCTGTTTGCTTCCTGGTCGCGCATCGGCGCAGTGCGGCGTTCGGTGCTATTGACTGGTGGGCGACGGACGTTGGAGATCGGCGGCATGACATCATCGCCGAGCCCGATCGCGGAGGATATCCGGTCGACCTTTGCGTTGAGGTCTTTGACAGCGCCCATGGTGACGCCGATTGCATCTTGGAGTGCTATTCTGTGGCCATCGCCCGTCCCAGTTTCGCGCTGGAAATCCTGGGCATAGGTGCCGATGTGCTCGCCCTCGTCCTCGACGCCGGGTTTGTACTTCCAGCTTTCTACCCGCATGTTTTCGAGCGCTTCAAGCGAGGCGCCTTCTTCAAGCGGCTCCTTCTCTTCCTTCAGATCCTCGTCTGACGTGGCGAAAAGCCCCGCAATGCCACCGAGGAACGAGCCGAAACCAGATGCGCTTTGCGCATTCATCTGTTGCTGAGTTGCCCAGTTCTGGCTCTGGATTCCGTACTGTTGGTTCAATGTAGAGGCTTGGCCGGCATAGCCCTGCATCGCACCACTAAAGCCCTGGGAAACGATCGAAGGTGCCGCCATGGCCTGGGCGTTCGTGGCCTGGGCGCCAGAAAGAGCAGTCCCGCTCGCACCGACACTGCCCGCTGCGCCGGCCGCTGCCGCCGATGTGGCGCCGCGACCCATGTTAGCGACGTCGGCCGTCAGAGCCAGACCCTTGTCCCGAACCGCCGTGCGGGCATTGTTCGCTGCGCCGGCCTCTGCAAGCGCGATGCCCATGTCGGATGTCGCCTGGACGCCAGCCGCACGGCCGGAGCGAGGATCAATGCCCATCGCGGCATTGTTGCGCTCGGTCGCGGCGCGGGCACCCGAGGCAGCCGTCTGCACATCGCTCCGGGCTTCCGCAGCGGCCTGCGCCTGTCGCTCGGGCGAGGCATAGTTTGTCGCCTCCTCGATGTATTTGTCTTCGATCGGCCGATAGACATCTTCGTATCGCTGTCGATCCTCGCGCGACCAATCCGCCTGATCAGTTGCCAAGCCGAGCTGTTGCTCGGTCACCCGCGTGGTTAGCGCGTCGAGTTCTTTCTGGCGGTCCTGGGAGACGGCAAAAGCGTCCTTTGCAAAGGACAGCCACTGTTCACCCGTCTCGGCCTGCTTGAGAGCGGCCTTGCCAATGTTCGGATCCGGAGCGGGAGCGTCTGTGCTGCCCTTACCCATGTGCAACTCCTTGAGATTGGAGCCGCACTCATGCGCGGGAGATGCCCAGTTATAGCGAAGCGCCGTGCACTTTGCCAGTCATGCGTTCCGGCAGGTAGCGGCACTCTTCGCGCAGCAGGCCGAGAAGTAACATGTCGTCGCCGTCGGGCGCGCCTCGACGAAGAACGCCTTCGCGGGACCACCCCAGGTGTTCGCAAAGTCGAATGCTATCGTGGTTCGATGCGGCGATGAAACAGGTCAACCGGCGATAGCCGAGCTGCAGGAATGGATAGGCAAAAACGCGGATCAGGAACTCGCGTGTCATCCAGCGCCGTGACCCGTCGGACGCGACCGAGACGCAGCAACTGCCCACGGAAAAATTGTCGAACACGGCAACGCCACAGATGTCGCCGTTTCGTGTCACGCCGATCGCTTTCGCGTCATTACGGAACCGATTGTCGGGAATGCGGGCCTCGGCCCACGCGATCAGTTCAGCCTGGCAATCATAAACCACAGCGAACATCAGCGGCTCCGTCTCTTCCGCAGATCAGAGGCAACCGATCGGACCGCATTGGAGATCGCCGTGAGGTCGTCGAGCAACGAGTTGAAGTCCGCTTCTGTGGGGGGGGATGTGAGCTTCTTCGTTTTCACCTCGGCGAGCTGCAGGAGCTGATCGAGATCGGAGAACCGGACAGCGGCGTTATCGCGGCGGCCGCTGCGCGAGCCGTCCAGTGTCTCAAGCTTTTCATGCATGCGGTTGTCGTAGACCGGGTTCACTGGCTGTTCCTCAGCTCATCTACAGTGCCTGCCATCATGATCTGGGTTACCTGCAGGTTCGAGGACACCGACACTTCCCAGAGGCGCGCCTTGAAACCCGCCGGCAATCTGTCGACCACCCCGGCCCGCGTCACGCTGCGCACAAGCTTGCGGTCGCCGTAGACGTTGATGGTGAGCGAGCCGTAATCCGGGAAAGATGTCAGCGTGTCCCCGGCCAGGGGGAGAACGTTCATAGGTGCGGCGTTCATCTCTGACATCAGCGCGTCATCGGCAATGATCTCCTCATTGGCCGCGATGATCTCTGCTTGTTCTACAGCGATCTGCTCGGGTGAAAACACCGTGCCGCCCTGCCCAAGGTCGACCAGAAGAGCGCCGAAAGTCTCGGGCCGCGTAGCCCAGAATTCTTTTGATCGCCAGTAGTAGGTTGACGGGGGTTGGTTCGGATCGTCGAAGCGATAGATGTTTGTCGCACCAGATCTCTTGAAATAGAGGCAGGCGTCGGCGGTGTCATAGAAAGCGGCCGACGCAATCTCGTCGGCTCGCACGAGGAATTCGCCGCCCGAGACGTTGATCAGCAGAGATCCGGCAAGCCTGGCTCCGTCTGGCAGGGTGCGATCATAGAACATGACATAGCTCCCAGCACTCTGGGCACCAATGATCGTTGACGGGGAAAAACGAAGCCAGTCCTCTCGGCTGAACAGTTGACGCGTTGCGAGATTGACCGCCCCATCCGCACCAACGGTTACCAGACCATCCTTGGTCGGGTAACAGGCCACGAATCCCAGATCCACGATCCCACGCGCATTGATGCAAGGCAGGTTCGCCTCGAGTTTCTGGCTCTGCATGGAATCGGGGTGAGAGCCAGCCATGAGGTACGGGTTCGCCTTCGTCATGACGATCAGCACGGAGCCGAGAGACACCAATCCCACCACCTCGGCGTCACACGTCATGGTGTAGCGTTCGGGCCAGGCATGGGGCCGGTATGGTTCCGAGAACCAGACCTCTCGGCCCGTGAATGCCGCCATCATACCGTTTGGCATGCTGATCAAGCCCGCGAGGGTGTCAGGTGGCGGGGTCCATCCCGCCGAAGGCAGGGCTTCATTGAAAGCGTCGACAGCGACCGTATCGGCGAAATCTGCGTCGGTCGCATCACGCTCCGCAATGAAATACAGGTATGTGCCGCTCGACCCGGTCTGAGAGCGATAGATGCGCTGCTTCGTGATGTTTCGGCCCGCCGGTGTGCTTTCAAACCCACTCAGGGTGACGGACTGCCCCGGCTGCCAATCGATGATCGCGGACGTGGGAGACGGTGCCGATTCCTCACCGAACGCGGTAACCCAGGTCCACACATAAGTGCGGCTCTGGATATCACCCGAACCGGTGCCGCTGGGCGTTGCCGTAGGCGCTGCAGTTGGAGGGGCCAGCGCCAACGGATATTCGCTACCCGCGGCGCGCATCTTCGGAACGCCGTCCCCGGTGAAATACAGACGATCTTCGGCGACGGGCCCTGGAACCGCATGCACCACACCTCCCCATGACAGCCAGTCCGATCCGTGACGGTAGATCGTCAGGTCATTGGCGTTGTCCGCCGCAAAGAGGGTGAGTGCGGACCGGTTTGTGGGTGTCAGCGCGCCGTCGTCGAGGCGCAGATTTGACGCAGCCGTGGCCGCGGTATCAGGCAACAGTCGCGGACTGATCAACGGCCGTTCACCGGCAAATGCGGAGATCTTGATGACGGCCATTACAACACCTCAAGGCCAGTAGCCATCATCCGTAAAGTCGAGTGGGATGCCCCCTTCGAAGGGTGCCGTACCGTCTTTCATGGCCCAACTTACCGTCATGGTATCCTCCACCCATTGCATCCCTTTCGACGTCAGCTCAAGCATCTGCAGGGGGGTGAGGTTGTGGATGACGTTGTCGCGATCCCGAAGAACCATGCTTGCAGATGCGGCTCCGTCCGCGTGAGCGTCCCGCGCGCGGATCAGCATCGCTGTGATAAGCGTCATGTCGCGGTCCGTCCCGGTCATGGGGATGACCCCGTAGCCGGACACACTGATGGTGGTGCCGGCCGCGATCCGCCGGTCGCGTTCCTTGTTGACGGCGGAGCTGTCGGGCGGCTCGGGCTCGCCATATTCCCCAACCTCACCAAGCAATGCGGCCGCGTACATATCCCGGTTGCGTTGCTCCGTCGCATCAGGCCGAGCCGTGTAGGGTATCCACCCAAGCGAGGGGTGATTGATCTCCATATCGATCTGTTGCCCGTCGTTTGACGAGTAGACCGGGCTTCTGAATTCGTAGTTCATGCTGCCACCTTGCGCCAATGAGTTGCGACACCACTTCCAGACAACGCCGTGCCGAGGCACATCCATGTTCCCGTGAGGCTTGTGGTTGTTGGATCGCCCGCCGATGACGTGTTGCATGGTCGCAGATTGCTACCAGGCTGCGTCGCGCCAAAAAGAACAGCACCCGACGTCGAAAGGCGGTAAGCGAGAACAGTTGAGCCGATTCCACCGGCTGTAATTGCAGCGACATTCGGCGCAACATCAGCCCCGGTGATCAACGTCCCTGTCGGGATAGTCACAGGGCCGTTTGGCCAGTTCGCAACCCGATGGTCAGTCAGCGTCGTGATGTCGTGCGTGAGCCTGAAGCCGCCCGCGTTCTGCCATGCGAACGATGCCGCGAGAAACACTCCGTTCGCAATCGCTCGCGTGCCATCGAAGATCGAGTTGATGAGACCAAGGAGCGTCCCGCGCTTTTGCGTCGTGCCGTCGAGGAATACGAGTTCCGATGTGTCGGAAAACGTATTGTCGCTTGCGCCGCCACTGAGCAAGTCAGCCTTGCCCTCCAAGGCTGTGTCAACTGAAAGTTCGAGGTCATCGAGTGCTTCATACAGCGCGGTGATTTCCGAATCGTCGGCCTTGCCCGCCAGCGCATCCTCCAAACCGACTATTGCGGACATTGCATGTTCATGGTCGACTTGCGCCGCGGCAGTCAGTCGAAGATCACACTTCGATCCGGCAGAAAAGCTCTTTGCCGTTGTGCCTTCTTGCCCACGAACAACCGTCAGAGCCGCGCCGGCGCGAGCCGTCACCCTCATGATCTCCATGTTGCCTGCCGTATCCACGACGGTCAGAGGGAACCATTCTCCCGCGCCTAGGGCGGGGAATTTCGCGGCGTCACCGGAAGCCACCGACAGGGACGTGACGCTGCTGTTGATCGAGCCGGCCAAGGTCGAAGACGCGTTGTTTGAAAGTTTCACCACCATGTCAGGCCTCCTTGATTTTCAGGGTGGCCTGCACCTGCTTGGTGCGCCCCCCCAATGTGGTGATGGTCACCGTCACTGTTCCGGCGTCACCAACGTCACCGCCAGAGATCCAGACCCTCGCCACCGCGTCGGCCTGGTCGATCTTGTCGACCACCGCCGTGCTGGAACTGATCTCAGCTACGCTGTCGACAATGCGGTCATCCGCGGGCAGCCAACGGGCGAAGTCGAAATCATAGTCGAGCACGTCGACCGGCACTTTGGTGATGACATCACAAATCATTGGCCGCTCTCCCTGCCTCGGGACACGTGGACCTGGCGGGGTTCCCGCGCGATGGATACGCCGCGATCGTCATCATTGATGGCTACGCGACGAATCTCGGTGAACCTCAGTGTTCGGCTAGGCTCGGTCGGGCGAAGGCTTCGCCACGCGGCCTTGCCTCTGCCGATGATGATCACCACGCCAAGAGGGCTGTGGGTGACGCGGCGCGTGAGCCGCAGCGCTCCATCGACCTGCACCCGGCCCAGCGCTCGCGGCGCGGCGCGGCGCACCAGGGCAGCAGTCGCATCGACATAAACAGCGCTAGACGCGACCGCTGCAGCACGTCGTCTCACGTTGGCCAAGGCCGCCACTTCGATGGAAGACGTTGAAACTGGTCCGACGCGCCGCGTCAGGGCCAGACCCGATGGGACGGACAGCGACGAGACCGCAACCATCTGCATGAGCCACGTGCCGCTGTTGATCGGCAGGCTGTTCAGCGTCGTTCCGTTGAGCGCGCCATAACCCAGCATCAGGTCACCTCAACGTCGAGTGCGCCGGCGTGAATGACGCCTTCGTCAGAGGGGAAGTAGGTCTTGGGAGCGTCGAGCGGGTCACCGTGGATGAAGTTGCCACCCGTTGCCGCGTCCCAGATGCCGAAGTGTGTCACGACCACCTCGGACGCGCCGTCGTTCGCGGCATAGAGCAACTGTTCCAGGTTGGTGGTCGCCTTGGCAGTGGCCTCTGAAAACCCCGTAGCAATTGCGCCGCCCTGCGCCGCGTCCTGCCGCGCGTAGGACGGCCAAGCCCCCGTCGTCACCTCATTGGCGCCATTGGCCCCCGGGTCACCGGTATGAAGAGAGATATAGACCTCCGTCGGTGGGGTGACCGCGACGCCACGCAGGAAGAGGTTCAGGATGGCATTGCCGGCATAGGTGCTCGTCGTCATTACAGAAATGCTCCTTTGGTGCGCAGCGGCGCGTTCTGCTGCCCGCGAGCGATGCGCAGCGCGATCACGTCGAGGCGCTTCTCGAACCAGTTGCGGTGGTCAAGACCGAGCTGCGGATTGTCGGAGTTTGGGTCCGTCAAGATGCGCCCCGCGGCCCCGCGGCCGATCTCCTCGCTGTAGTCTTCAAGAAGAAGTGCCGGCAGGCTGGTAGCGTTGCGCGCCGGTTTCAGGACCAGGCGTGCGAGCAAGGTGCCGGGGCTACGAGGCACGACAGACACCGTGTTGGGTGTGGTCTGCGTCACATAGAGCGCCGTGCCTTCGGTTTCGTCGTTGGCCCAGTTGGGCAGCTTTTCGTCAAGCCATTCGGGGCTCACGGGTTCAAGCTGACGCCCGTCGAGCGTCGCGGACTGGATCTCAACGATAGCCGCGTCGGCTATGGTGCAGAGCCCCTGCATTTCCGGTGCGGTGATGGCGACGCTGTCGTTCTCGCGCCACAGCCTGCAGCGCTGGCACAGATCCCGGCCCGCCTGGATGATGAAGCGGTGAGCCGTGAAATCGCTGGCATTCGGCGCATACCGCAGCACCTCGGGCAGGAAGTCATCGATGTCGACCATCTCGACCATCAGCGCTTTCTCCCAGGGCTGGTCGCGGTCTCGACCTGGCTCTGCAGGCCGATAGCGGTGGCAAAGGCCTGATAGTGCGTCACCGCTCTTGCCGGAGCCGCTGCCGGATCCTCCTTGGAGAAGGCGCGATAGAGCACATAATCGAGCAGCGCCGGCTCGTATTCGTCGCCGATCCCAACCTCGATCGCATAGCTTTCGGCCAGGTCGACGTTGGCCGTGACGCGATCGACGACGCGTTCTGGCAGCGTAGCAACCGCGGCTTCGACGGAGCCGGTGCCGTCATTCCCCGGCACGACGTAGAATTCGCGCGGAAGAGCCTCGTCAAACACGAACTGGCGCACTTCCTTCTTGAACGGCACATATCGCGGGTCGTGCCAGTTGGGCTGGTTGCCGTCGAGCTCGGCGCGCGACACGGAGCGGATTGCCCGACCAGCTGCGCCGTTTGATCCGCCCAAGTTGCGCGTGAGGTCGAGCAGCTGGCGAATGCGCTGGTCTGCGGGCAAAGCCTGTTTCGTGCCGCGCGCCAAGCTGAGCGCGATGGTCTCGCTCGATGCGGAGGGTTTTACCGTGATGATGGAGAGCACGCCGTGGTCGAGCCAGCCGGCAAGCTCTCTGGCGGGCCAGCGGACTAACTCGGTGTCGATCAGGATGACCGACGCATCGGTGATGACCTTGCTCGCCAGCATCGGGGCTTACCGGCTGCGACGGCCGCGACGCGGCTTGGGGGCCGGAGCGACATCGGCTTCAGTCACGATGCCGGCCACCACGGCGTCGAGGGTCGGGCCGTCCTGATCGCCGTCGGTGTCTTCCTCGGCGGGATCGACGGCCTCGGACGCGTCGGGCTGTGCAGCGTCCGGCTCAGACGCTGGTGCAGGCTCGGGCTCGGGCTGAGCCGGGTCCTGCGGCTTCGGTGCGTGTTCGGCCTTCATGGCTTCGACGGTCAGCTCCAGGGCGGCCTCACGATCATCAGCCGCCTGAGCGTTCCACTCGGCGATGGTCAGGCCGCTCTCAGTGTGTGCCCTGGCGACCACCGCGCCGATCTGGACAGAGACGCCATCGGCAATCTCGACAAGGGAGGGAAGGATGCTGGAACCGAGAAGCGTCTCGATATGAGATTCGACCGGTTCGGGAACCACTGCGGCAGCGATGCGATAGATGTCGTCGCGGGAAAGCAGGCACTGGATATGCACCAGGTCATGGACCTCGCACACGAAGCGACCGTGATCATCCCGTTCAAAAGCGTATGTAGTGCTGCTGAGGACCGGAGTGGCGGAGCCGAGCAGGCATTGGATGAGAGCCATGACAGTGTCCTTGCTTGCCAGAAAACAAAAGCAGGGGGCGCGAGAATCGGCCCCCTGTCTTCAACATGTGAAGCGGGGTCAGTCCGTCGCGTAGAGGACGGTCAGCCCGATCGAACCGGCGACGAAGGTGCCGGCTGCCGTGGCGATCTTGACGCCGATCGAGCGGTTGGTCCCAGACGGCGTTGTGCGGAACGCGGTCTTGAGCGTCGGACGCGCAACGCCACCGGCCTGCAGCAGGTTGGATGCGGAGAAAAACTCAGCGCCTACGGTGCGGCTCTGGCTTTCGTCGCCCCATTCACCGGACATGATGCCGACGTCGACAAGCATCGCAGTGCCGCTGTCGAGGTCATCACCATCGAAAATCATATCGATGACGCGGGCACCGGCCGGCAGGGGGGCGAGTTCGATGATATCGTTCAGCGCCGGAGCGGCGGCGAACGCGTGGTCGAAGCGCTTGGCAACGACGTGGCCGGCGAATGCCGGATAGGGCGCACCAATGACGCCCTTTGCAAATTTGCTCTGAATGACAGCCATCGGGGGCTCCTGGTCTTAGTTGGGAGGGGAAACGCGACCCGTAGACCGCGTCTCAATCCGTGCCGGCAACGCCGCCGTCAGGCTGCGTTGGGGTCCTTGGCGTAGGTGTCGAGCGACAGCACGCCAAAGTCGGTGTTGTTGAAGCGGGTTTTCTTGACGCCCGCGATCAAGCCGCCGGCAATGACCGGTTCGTTGCCGTGGTCCTGCATTTCTTCCGTCCACTGGAAGCGGAAGCCGCCCGTTGCCCCGAACGCCACCACACCGGCCTGACGGCCGAGGAACAGTGCGCGCGCGGCGGGCAGGTTGGTGCCAGAGCCGTAATCGGCAAACCGGATGACGTCCTCATGCTCGTGGAGAACCACGTTCTTGAGCATGCCGAGGCCGCCCTTGAAAATCGGGTTAGTCCGGCCTTCAGATGCCGCCGCTGCCTTCTGGATGTCGAGCCAGCCCTGAGCGTCTGCGGTGCGCAGATCATGGGCCTGGAATTTCGACATGACGCAGACGTAATGGCTTTCGCCATTGATCATCAGCGGCATCATCTGGGCTTGCTTGGGGTCAGTCGCGGCCATCATCGAGGCCTTGACCTCGGCACGCTCGATCAACGAACGGGACATCTTGTCCGAGCTGTCGATCGTCGCCTTGCTGGTGGCGTCGCCGCCCCAGAGAAGGTGGTTCGTGTCGGGGGCCTGGATGGGGTTGTTCGCGTGCCCGGCCCAGGCCGTGTCTTCGATGAAGTTCTCGTTCATGCCGCGGTGACCGGACAGGTAGATGAACATCATCTGGTCGACGAACTTCGACCAGTAATCCGACAGGCGATCCTTGGCGACCTTGCGGATGTTGTGCACGGTCCGCTTGCGGCTCATCTTGCCGCCTGCGGATACGCCGTGGCGCATCTGGTCAATCTGGATCTGGTCGGAGAAGAAGCGAAGGCTTTCTTCCTTGCCCTGCAGACGCTGGTCGCCGTAGGTCGGCTTGTGGCGCAGCTGAACGGAAAGGTCGAACGTGATGGTGTCGCCGGCGTCGGATTCCAGGTCAGTCAGACGCTGGATGCAGAACTCGTCGCTCTCGCCGATGAACTTGCGGTCCCAGTAGCTCTTCGCCATCGTGGCGATCATGAGCGAGCCGGACCACTTCTTCTGCGCTTTCGGGTCGCCATAGGCGATCGTCGTGGGGGCCATGTGCCAATCTCCAATTCTGGATAATCAGCACATCTTGCGCAGTCACAAAGGTTTTAGCCGGTTTGCGGGATTGTTGCAAGCAGGCGCGCGTGGTACATCCAGACCCACTGCGCAAGACGTGCGGCCCTTTGATTTCATCAGGAGCCACACCATGGATCGCTTCGCAGTCTGTCACGAAATCACCGCGAAATGGGAAGGTGGCTGGAGCAACCACAAGGCCGATCCCGGCGGCGCTACCATGTTCGGCATCACTCAGGCCGTCTACGACGCATGGCGCAAAGATCGCGGACTGCCGAAGATCTCGGTTCGCAACATCAGCCTGTCCGAGGCCAAACTCATCTACCGGCAGCAATACTGGAAGCCGACGGTCGATGCGTTCCAGCTTTTCCCGGGCGTGGATCTCGCCGTCTATGACGCGTCGGTGAACTCTGGCGTTTCGCGTGGGATCAAATGGCTCAAGGCCGCTGCCGGGTCAAACGACCACAGCGTTACCGTGAAGAAGATCTGCCGCGCCCGGCTGGGCTTCGTGCAGCTTCTCAAGACCTGGAAGACTTTCGGCAAGGGGTGGGGCCGCCGCATCGCCGACATTGAAGCAAAAGGCGTCGTCATGGCGCTTGAAGCCATGGGGCAGACCAAAAGCGAGATCAAGCTCGCTGCAGTCACGGAAATCAGCAAGGCCGAGGTCAGCACCAAGCGCAACGACCAGGCCGCCAAGGTCACCGCGACGAGTGCCGCCGGTGCGGGCAGTGCTCCGATCGCGACCGACACCGTCTCCCAACTCGACGTAACCACAATCGCGACGCTGGGCGCCCTGGTCGTCGCCCTGGTCATCCTCACCATTGTCCTCATCGCCCGCAAGCGCGCCGCTGCTGAGCGCGCCCTTGCTTACAAGGGAACGCTCTGATGTCGCCCATCATCGCAATTCTTCTGACCGCTGCCGCAAAGGTCGGGGCCCCGATCGTGAAAGGTCTGCTCGAACAGCACGTCGGCGGAGCTGCCGGCGAGATTGGTGGCGCGGTCATTGATGCTGTCGCGAACAAGGTGGGGGTGCCTCCCGAGGCTCTGCCATCGGTTCCCGCCGAGCAGGTGGAAGACGCTATCCGACAGATCGAGGCAGCTAGCCCGGAGCTGATCGCGGCCATTCTCGAATCCCAGCGTGAGGCCAATAAACTCATGCTCGCTGAAATGCAGAAGGACAGTGCGTTCGGCTGGATGTGGCGCCCGGCCGGGATGTGGCTCATGCTGGTTTGCATCGCCTGGTACATCATCCTTCGGCCAGTGGCCAACGCAGTGATCTGGGCCGTTGCTCCTGGCATCCAGATCGAGGTGGGCCTCGATGTCGCAACGTTCCTCGGCATCTTCACGATCTTCACCACATTGTACATGGGCGGGAATACGATCCTGCGCGGACTGAAGAAGTAGCGAGGCGGGATGACTTCTCTCTGGGAATGGATCGCGAGCGGGAAAGGCGAAATCGCCCTGGCGGGTATGGCGGGCTCCGCCGTCTCGGTCGCCATGGAGTGGTCCGGCGTCATATCCGGTGTGCGCCGCCTCTTCGTTGGCGCTGTCACCGCCTATTTCCTCGCACCGGTCGGCATCCCCATGTTCAAGTGGGTTCTGGGCCGGATCGATGTACCGGTTGAACAATCAGCGGGCGTGGGAGGTTTCATCCTTGGAATCGGCGGGGTGATCATCGTCGAAATCATCCTGAAAGCCTTCCGCATCCGGCGCGCGGAAATCAGGAGCAATGTCGATGACAAGGCTTAAAGCGAGGCACGTGACCCAAGCAGCAAAGCCACAGGCGCGCGTTGTGCTTGTCGCGCTTCTCGTCGTCGCCGGCTGGCTGGTCTGGCAACATTGCTCAGGCGGCACCTGATCCGATTTGGATATTAGTTTCGTTAAACGAAACTTTTTCTTGACAATCGTTCCCACTCCGTTCCATATGGTTCGCGCGGACAGCAGCGGCCCCTAGAGGCCATTCCCCTTCACATTCGAAGCACGCCTTCGGCATCTGGAGCATTTCCATGTCCGCAGAACTCGTCAGCTATGCCGGCGACACCCTCCTGAAACTCACCGACGTCTGCGCCCGTACCAGCATGGGCAAGACCAGCATATATCGGAAGATCGACCAGGGCGCGTTCCCGGCGCCGGTGCAGGTCGGGCCAAAGATGGTGCGTTGGAAGAAGTCCGAGATCGACGCGTGGATCAATTCGCTCACGAAGGTGGCGGCATGAGCATGGGCAAGATCCGGAGAGCGATTGCAGACTTAACCATATCAAGGAGCGTGTACGACAAGCGCCACCATCGGTTCCTAGCGGGCTACTTGGCGGGGCAGAACGACGCGCGGCTGGAAGCCAAAAATTCGCCGCCCACGCAAAATGTGGACGGATCTCAAAAAACCGTCGCCGTTGATCGCGAGGTTCTTCGCGACATCGCGCAACTCCTCTCCGGGTCGATGTTCACGTTCGTCAGCACAGAGGAGAAAGCCCGCGAGCGCGGGGCAGAGATTTACGCTCTGTTAGCCACCGCGGAGGGCTCGGCCCATGGCTGATGAAATCAAAAGGTCTGACCAAATCCGGCTCATGGAAGCCTGCGCCGAATTTGAGAAGACGGGCAGTTTTCCACCCATGTTCAGCTATCCGAATTGCGGCTGGGATCTCGTCCGACAGGGTCTTGTGACGCAAGACCGGAAACTCACTGTCGCCGGCAAAGCGGCGTTGTGGTTCCTCGACAAAGGTGAGGACCCAACTGACGGGGGATCATCAATATCATTTAGCATTCCTCTCTCCGGGGAGGGCTCAGCAGCATGAACATGCGCACCCTCTTTGACGAGTTCCAGCCGCTGCCGATCCCAGCCGCGCGACGTCCGCTGATCGTCGACAGCTTTGCCGGCGGTGGTGGCGCCTCGACCGGGATCGAGATGGCGCTGGGGCGCTCGCCCGATATCGCCATCAACCACAACGAGGCAGCACTTGCGCTGCATGCGGCGAACCATCCCGAGACGCTGCACCTGTCGGAAAACGTCTATCGCGTCGATCCGCTTGACCATATGCGCGGTCGCCATATCGGCCTCATGCACTTCTCGCCCGACTGCAAGCACTTCTCCAAGGCGAAGGGCGGCAAACCCGTCGAGCGCAACATCCGCGATCTGGCCTGGATCATTCCCGGATGGATCGAGCGCATCCAGAAGAGCGGCGGCAAGGTCGATGTCGTCACCATGGAAAACGTCGAGGAATGGAAGGACTGGGGGCCGCTGATCGAGACCGAGCGCGGGCTGATGCCGTGTCCTGACCGTCGCGGGCAGACCTTTGAGGCCTGGTGCAAGAAGATCCGCAAGCTGGGCGGCAAGATCGAGTGGCGCGAACTCAAGGCCTGCGATTATGGCGCGCCGACGATCCGCAAGCGGCTGTTTCTGGTCATCCGGTTTGACGGCAAGCCGATCGTCTGGCCGGAGCCGACACACGGGCATCCGGACAGCGACGACGTGATCGAGGGGCGAAAGCTGCCGTGGCCGGGCGCCTATACCATCATCGACTGGTCGCTTCCTTGCCCCTCGATCTTCGACACGAAGGCGGAGATCTGGGAAAAGCACCACCTTCGCGCCGTGCGGCCGCTGGCCGACAATACCATGGCCAGGGTGGCGCGCGGCATGATGCGCTATGTACTCGATGCCGAGCGGCCGTTTCTGGTGAATGTCACCCATGGTGCCCGGCTGGAAGATATCGCCGAGCCGTTGCGCACTATCACCGGGGCGCATCGGGGCGAGAAGGCGCTGATTGCTCCCTCGATCACTCGCTTCAACTCAGGCGCGACCGGCAGCGCGATGAACGAGCCATTGCCCACGATAACGGCCAACAGCTACATCAAGAAGCCTGGCGGCGCGGCTCCCGTCGGCATGATCGCGCCTGTCCTGACCTATGCCCAGCAGGGCGGCGGGGTGCGATCGGTCGAGGATCCGCATCATACCATCACGGCGAGCGGCAAGGACCAGAATGCCGTCATCGTGCCGCACCTGACGACCTTCTATGGGCCGGGTGCGGGTGGTGATGACAGGTCGGCGGATGTTTCCGAGCCGCTGCGCACGATCACGACGGAAAACCGGCATGCGGTGATCGTCCCGACGCTTGTGCAGACGGGCTATGGTGAGCGGGATGGGCAAGCGCCTCGGTCCCTCGACATCGAAAAACCGCTGGGCACTGTCGTTGCCGGTGGTGTGAAACATGCGGTTGCGACGGCCTTCGTCGCCCAGCAGAACAATGACAGCCGCCGGATCGGTGGCGTCAATCCGGGCCGGGGGGCGGATGAGCCGCTGTCGACGGTGACGGCGACCGGGGCCCAGCAGAGCCCGGTGACAGCCTTCATCGCGCGCCAGTTCGGCAACAGCACCGGCCATGCGATTGACGAGCCGCTCGGCACCGTCACGGCCGACGTCAACAAGTCGCAGCTCGTCGCGCCCTTCTTCTCGAAATATTACGGCACGGGCGACGGGGCCCGGCATGACGAGCCCTGCCACACCGTCACCGTCAATGACCGTTTCGGCCATGTCGAAGCCGTGCTCGATATTCCGCCTTTCCGGCCGGAGCAGGAGGCCCGGGCGCGTGAAGTGGCGGATTTCATGCGGGCGCATGGCTTCTGGGACGAGCGCGAATTCGTGACGCTGACCATTGGCGAACTGGTCGTCGTCATCGTCGATATCGGCATGCGTATGCTGACCCCGCGCGAGCTGTTCAACGCGCAAGGCTTTCCGCCTGACTATGTCATTGACGGGGTCTGGCAGGGCGAGGGTGATAACAGGCACTTCGTCGCCTTTCCGAAGGATGTGCAGGTCAGCTGCTGCGGCAACAGCGTGTCGCCTTATCCCTATGCCGCGATCGTGGCGGCCAACTGCTGGGAGATGGTCGTCAAGGCCAACTTCATGAACGGTGGCGAGGCGGCGGAATGAGCAATTTCACCTTCGAAGTTATCGAGCTCATAGCAGACCAGCCGGAGAAATTTGCGGTGCTGAAAGTGGATCGCGCGACACAGACCGAGAGCCGGATTGAGGGCATCGTGGTCGCGCTCTGTGAGACGTGGGGCGAGGCCGTTGGCCGTCAGCGTGATTTCAACGAGGGGCAGAGCAAGCCCGGTGGAGGTGTCCAATGAAATTGAGTGCAGCTGCGATTGTCATGTCGATGGTCGTTCTTTCGTCCTGCGAGGGCGACGAACGACCCGAACCGGCATTCAAGCCTGGGCAGATGGTCCAGATGAAGGCGTTCGGGAATGAAGGCATGGTCGTGGACGCCTGGTGCCACCGAGTGAGGCACGGCGGAGACTGTAACTACAGTGTCCGCTTCAATTCGCTGCAAATCACGTCCAGTGCCCGAATGTTTGGTCGGGATGGCCCGATAAACTTTGCCCCTGTCGCCTTGGTGCGAGGGATCCAGCAGTTCGAATTGGAAGCGGCGAGGTGACGAATGCCTGCTTATCGCTCGACCGCTGAAGCCGAAATCCGGGACGCGGTAGTCGCGCGCCTGCGCGAACTACGCCCCAGCGCTCGGATCATCCACGAGATCAATGTCAGTGGTCTAGGCACCAATCGCATGGATCTTATCGCGGTCGGCCATGCTGAGATTATCGCCGTCGAGATCAAATCAGCGAAGGACAAGCTGGACCGATTGCGGGACCAGGTCGCCGCCATGAGCAAGTGCTCGCATCTGACCGTTGCGGCTATTCACGAGAAATTCCTCATCGAGCAGAAGACGCACCCCAAGGCATGTCACTACGAGCGGGACGGAGAGTTCTATCTCAAGACATACCCGCAAAATTGGGACTATTCCGCTGAAACGTGGGTGTTCCCGAAGGTCAGAAGGACGCTCGATCCGTCGTGGTCTCACGATGGTTTTGAGCGTTGGGACCTCAAACAGCGGCGGCTCGATGCCCCGCTGCCGGAAGGCGCACTGGACCTGCTATGGCGCGAGGAATTGAGAGTTCTCTGTGGAGAGCTGCGCGTATCAACGTCGCGGAAGTCCACCATGCCCGAGATGGCCGCGGCGCTGCGTTGGCACTGCACCGGAAAAGAACTGACGCTGGGAATATGTCGGAGGCTCCGCGCCAGAGAGTGCTGCGAGGCGGACCCAGCCATTTACGAGGACAAAGCCGCATGACCGATGAGAACCGTATGGGGCAAGAGGCCCCGCCATACTACGCTGCCGGATCTTACGAGCAGCAAATGCTTGATTTCACGGAGGCGGTCCGCACCATGCTTGGTGCCGGCTACGGCGAAGGCCATCAACTTCCAGATCTGCTGAACATTCTGAGGGCGCGGAATCGGTTGTTTCTGAAACTCACCAATGAGGAAGAGATGGAGCTGCACAACCGACCGGTGCCGGCGCATCGCCAAAGGTTTGACCGCTAGTGTCTCAGCTTGCCACTCGTATCGTCCACTTCGTCGGCTTCAAGGATGACCGCTACTGGAATGCGGTGAAGACGTTCGGGGCACCGCATTACATCCATCCCCGATGGGATGCCTGCGCTCGACGAGAGATGGATGATGGCGACCTGGTCGTTTTCGCCGACGGTCCGCAGGATCAGGAGCCGCGCGCCAGAACCTTCAATGACCTGACGGAGGGAGCATGAGGGGCTCAATCGAAACCCGCATGGCCGCTCTGGTCCAGGAAGAGTTGACCGCGTTCGCGGAATGGCTGGCCAAGGAGTGGACCATGACCCGTGAGATGGCCAACAGCGACCCCGAGCTTAGAGTGATGCCGCAGGGGTATCTCGACGGGTACAACGCGGCCCTGCAAAGCGCGCCGCTGGCGCTGGAATCGTACACCGAGGATCAGAAGTGATGATCGAAGTCAGTCGAACGTTCTTCTGGCACTGGAAACCGAACATCCGCTGGCTGCACTTCGGACTCGACCTGTATGTGCCGGGCCTGAAAATCCGCATCGGCCACGATGCGCCGCCCTGCCGAGTTTGCCGAAAGCGCGATAGGATCATGGCCTGGTGGCCGGAAAACCCGGGCGCTGCGGTCTGCCCCGAATGTTGCGAGCATCCCGATTACCAGTATGAACCCGGCGAGCGGGATTACTTTTGCGTCGAATGCGGAGAGGCCGCGCCATACGAATGGATTGATGATCGCCGCCGGTGCGATGACGATTGCTGCGGCGTGTTCATATTTGGACGCGAAACCGGCGAGTTCATAGGAACGCCGATCTCTGAACTTTCAGGCCGTCCCGGCCACGACGGCTACGACAAATTCGTACAGATAGCGAAATCATGGGGGCATGACTGAAATGTATGATGGCCTGGCACTCGGTGGACCGCTCGACGGCAAGCGCATCACCCACTTCGACGATCGGTATAAAGCGGCCGAACTGAACGAGGTGCTCCCCGCTTTCAACGTCGCAGATATGGCCTTGCAGATGGACAAGGTCACCTACGACGTATTCGAATACGTCCACTTCCGGACGCCCGGCGGAGACGTCTGGATTCCGTGGGAGGTTCACGCGCGCAAGCGCTACGACCATAAGATCTGGGATCATCCGCTGGAATTCATCTTTTCCAAGCTGATCAGAGGATACAGGCCGGAAGGCTATTAGGCTTTCAGTATCTTCCTCGGCCCGACCAACATATCCGCTGCCGGCGGCGCTTCTTTCATAAGCATGTCGGCCCAGATCTGCGCAAGCTCGATGCGCCGATCGAGATGCAAGGCGCGGTTATAGGCGCCCTCGACCTTGTCCTTCGCTATGTGCGCCAACATCAGGTCAATGACGTGCTTGTCGGCGGGGTATGCCTCATTCATCACCGAACTGAACGTGGCGCGCCAGCCATGCGGCACATGCCGGCCGTGATAGCCCGAGCGGTTCAGCAGATAGCCGATTGCGTTCTCCGACATCTGCTTGTGCGCGTGCCGTGCATTCGGGAATGCCAGCCTTCCTCTGCCCGTCAGTGACCGCAGCGCCTCGATCGCGCCGATTGCCTCACGAGACAACGGCACGATGTGATCCCGGTTTTCATCTTCCTTGTGATGCAGCTTGAGCTTCATCCGCTGGGCCGGGATCTGCCATAGGCCATCCTTGATCGCCGGCTCGTCCCATTCGCTCCAGGGCGTCGATACCAGTGTGCCTGGTCTAACGGCAGTGAGGGCAAGGATGCGCAACGCCAGCTTCGTGACGGGATGCGCCGGCGTCGTTTCGGTGGCACGCAGGATGCCGCGGGCGCCCTCGATGTCGATGATGGCGGGCTGCCGCCCTTTCTTGAGCGGAGCCATGGCCTTCTGCACGATCGCCGCCGGATCGGTCGCAGCGCGGCCCGAGGCGATGGCATAGACGAAAACGCTCGACATCCGCTGCCGGATACGGCGCGCCGTCTCGATCGCGCCGCGCTGCTCGACCAGGCGTAGCACCGGCAGCACGTCGGTCGCGGTGAGATCGCGCACCACGAAAGAGCCCAGGTAGGGGAAGACTTCCGTCTCAAGGCTGGTGATCACGTCGTCTGCGTGGCGCTCGACCCATTGCGGCTTCTGCAGCTCGAACCACTCCCGTGCCACGGCTTCGAACGATTCCGCCTTGGCCTTGGTCGGGGTCAGCTTTTCGAGCTTCTTGACCGCTGCCGGATCGCGCCCAGCTTTGAGGTCGGCCTTGGCCTTGTCGCGTGCCGCCCTGGCTTCGCTGAGCGACAGATCAGGATAAGAGCCGATGGAGAGGAGCTTTTCTTTTTCGCGAAATCGGTATCTCATGCGCCAGAGTTTTGAGCCTGATGACGCGATGTAGATGTGCAGCCCGCCCGAGTCGGTCAGCTTGTAGGGCTTCTCTTGCTTCTTGGCGTTCCGGATCTGGACATCAGTGAGCAT